ACGCTCTGGAAGACTTCAAGTGGCTCGAGCAGGTCGAAGAGTGCTGCGCGTCCATGACGATCAACAAGATCGAGAAACTTCGAGAGCTGATCCAGACTGGCCCTCTCTCCAATCCGGAGCGGTAGACATCGAGGGGGCTTCGGCCCCCTTCCCTAATGCAGCCGCGTGTCTCTCAGACACCGCCCGTCACAAGCCGGGGAAATGCAGAGTGGGGAGCGACGACCTAACAGTCGAGCGGGATCTGTCATGAAGAAGAGCGAGATCAAGGTCGGCGGCATCTACATCGCCAAGGTTGCCAGCAACATCACAGAAGTCCGGGTCGAGTGCATCCGCACGACGCAGATCGGATCGGAGCGGACGATCTACGACGTCACCAACCTCAAGACTGGCCGCAAGACGATCTTCAAGTCGGCGGCGAAGTTCCGCAGCGAGGTGCGCCCGGAAGAGCCGAAGACCGCGGAGCCGATCAAGGCGCAGCTCGACCTGACACCAGCCGAGGAATGCCGCCGGGACGCTCAGAGCTACGCCGACGCTGAGGCTCGTGCCGAGGCTCGCAGCGAGGCCGCGGCCGAAGCCGAGGTGCAGAGCGTGTCCGGCCTCGCCGCCAAGCTGGATGAGACGTTCGCCCCTCCTCCGGAACGCTCCGCCGACTGGCTCGACAACGTTGCAGGCTACGTGCCGACCGATGAGCAGCGCAAGATCCTCATCACCGCGGATCAGCTCCAGCGTTCCACCTCCGAAGGGCGGGTCATGGTGATTGGTGCTGGCGCCGGCACTGGCAAGACCTCCACGCTGCGGATGCTCGAGACGATCCTCACCGGGATGGGCCAGTACACCGCGTTCAATGCAGCTCTGGTGGCGGAGAGCCGCTCCAAGTTCAAACGGGCGATGTGCAACACGACGCACTCGCTGGCATTCAAGACGGTCGGTAAGCTCTACTCCCACCGCCTCGGAACCAACCGGGCCCGCATCCGCAGCGAGCAGGTGGCTCAGATGCTGGGGATCAAGCAGATCGAGCTCACCGTGCGAGACCTCGACACGGGCGATCTCAAGGTCAAGGTTCTCTCGGCCGGGTTCCTCGCCTCGCAGGTGATGAAGGCAATCGCCAAGTTCTGCCAGTCGGCGGATCGCACGGTGCAAGCGAACCACTTCAAAACGATCCCCGGCCTCGATGTCTCCAGCGAGATCCCGAGCAACAACACCGCGGTGGTGGAGTACCTGCTTCCGTTCGCTCAGGCCGCGTGGGACGACCTGCAAGACGTGAACGGTAAGCTGCCCTTCAACCACGACGTCTACGTGAAAGTGTGGCAGCTCGGGACCGGGCCGAACAAGCCTCACATCGCGGCCTCGTACATCCTGCTCGATGAGGCGCAGGATACCGCCCCGGTCCTGCTCGATGTTCTCAAGCAGCAAACGCATGCACTGGTGATCTTGGTTGGAGACGACAACCAGCAGATCTACGAGTGGCGTGGTGCCGTGAATGCGATGGCGGCGTTCCCCGGAGCTCCTCGGTGCTTGCTCTCCCAGTCATTCCGGTTCGGACAGACCGTGGCGGATGTGGCGAACTCCATCCTCGCCGGCCTGACGCAACCGACCGACCTCGTGATGAAGGGATTCAAGCAGATCCCGAGCCGAGTCTGCCAGATCGAGGAACACCACTGCGTCCTCTGCCGTACGAATGCCATGGCGGTGAACCTCTTCCTGCAAGCACTCGAGCAGGGGAAGAAGCCCTTCATCATCGGCGGATCGAGCGACACGGTCGAGTTCTGCAAAGCGGCAATCGAGCTTCAAGCTGGACGGCCGACGAACCACGGAGACCTCTCCTGCTTCTCCTCGTGGGTCGAGGTGCAGGCGTTCGTGAAGACGGACGAAGGCGAGGATCTCAAGCTGGCCGTCAAGCTAGTCGACGAGTTCGGTGCTCAGAAGATCATCAACGCTCTGGAGCGGATGCCTGAGGAGAAGGATGCCGACGTGGTGCTGACCACCGCACACCGCTCCAAGGGACGCGAGTGGAAGACGGTGAAGCTGGCTCAGGACTTCCCGCCCGCATCGCGGATGACCGACTCCGACCGCCGGCTGCTCTATGTGGCCGCAACTCGGGCCCAGCACATCCTCGACATCAGCGAGTGCCCCCCGTTCTTCGGTGGTGGTCGCGATGGCCGCCGGATCGATGTCCGCTACACAGTCCCCATGCCGAGCTTCGACGAGCTGAACGCCTACGCCTTTGCGGAGAAGCCGAAGACACCGACGGCACCCGCTCAGGGTGCAGCTCCGGTGGTCGCCGCGGACGGATGGGTTCCCAACCCAGAGAAGCCTCGTGACACCGAGTTCACGTGGGCGAAGTTTGGAGACAAGTACGTCGTGCGTGGTCCTCAAGGACATGAGAACCAGAGCGTGACAGTCCGCCGGCGGAACGGGACGACGGTGAGCGTCAAGCTCGGTGCGGCGGTGCAAAAGACCGACCCTGTCACTAAGGCTCCTACGACGGTGTGGATGTACGCAGTCTGAGGTGAGTACCTCGTGATTGGCCGGAGCTGGGTGCCGGCCTCCCGCGAGCTACTGACTCAATCTGAGCAGAGCTCACACTGGAGATCGATCATGGCCGAAGTGCAACTTGCAACAGCGGTGGTGGAGCTCCGGACGTGCAAGCTCACCAAGAGCATCCTCAAGCAGATCCCGCTCATCCACGACTGGAACGATCTCAAGAAGCAGATCCCTGTCGAGCTGAGGTCGCCGACCGAAGAGCAGCGGCTCAAAGCGGCGAAGAACATCGTCGCTCAGAAACCCGAACCCTCGCTCGAGGCGAGTTTCGAGGAAGTGCGCCGCGAGATCGCTCAGTTGGAGAAGAAGCCCTCGTTTCAAGAGTGGATGCAGGCGAACATCGTCGGATGGCTCCACGGATCAGCTCGGGGCGAAGAGTACTCTCGCGACTTGCTGGTGCGGGTCGGAGAGGGTTCCTACGTCCTCTACTGCAACGCCCATATGGAGACGATCGCCAAGCACAAGCAACTCTTCGTTCTCTAACAGATCATCCCGGCGCCTGCGGCCGGGTTCCCTAATGCAGCCTCGGCACGCGGTTGTCGAGAGGGTCGCAAGCCCCTAAGAAGAATGCAGAGCGGGGAACAACCAACCTAAGAGGTTCCAATCATGTCGGCAGGACAAGTCAAGATCGGCCGTGAGTTCTTCGCCAAGATCAAGCTCGACTACGCGAACTGGGAGTGGGCCCTGATCCGCGAGTTCCTCCAGAACTCCTTCGATGCACCTAAGTGCAACCGGGTCGAGGTCACCATCCGCGAAGAGGGCGGAGACGTCCGGCTCATCGTCTACAACAATGGCGCCCCGATGGATGAGGCGACTCTTTTCGGCAAGCTCCTGACCCTCGGTGGTAGTGGCAAGAACTTCGAAGGTGAGAACACCGGCGGGTTCGGCGTGGCGAAGAGCCTACTCTACTACTGCCACAAGTCCTACGCCATCACCACCGGGAACCTCTTCGTGCAGGGCAGCGGAGCCGAATACACCCACGGCCCTGCGATCGAGTATCTCCCCGGCACAGACTCGACCGTCCTCGTTGAAGGAACCTCAGTCGAAGCTCTAGTGCGCCAGTGCAAGCGGTTCGCTGATCGAGCTCAGTGGAAGGGCCAGCTCATCGTCAACGGAGAGACCCTCGCCTGCGATCTCAAGAAGGGATCCCGCCGCAAGGATCTCGGATGGGGGGTTGTATACACGAACCACTCCTTCGAGAACTCCTGCGTCGTCCGGCTCAACGGCCAACCGATGTTCACGATGTACGCCCGGTTCAAGGGATGCGTGCTGGTCGAGCTCACCGGGAAAGCTCTGGAGACTCTTACCTCGAACCGCGACGCCTTGAAGGGTAAGTTCCAATCGGAGCTCTCCGACCTGCTGACGGCCATTGCGGTCGATAAGAAGTCTGCGCTCAAGGAGCAGCGGGCCGAGTACAAGCGGTACCTCGGAGAGAAGCAGAGGAACGAAGCCAAGCAACCGAAGACTGCCGGCGGCATCGAAGCCATCGGGATCACTCTCGCCGAGGTCGCCGCCCTCATGGGACCGAAGCACGAAGTTGTACAAGAGGTCGTGCCAGTCGAGGGTCGCAATGCGGAACCCGTTCCGGAGTCGGCCACCGAAGGGCGAGGGCAAGGCGGAATGAAGCTCATTCCTGTCTCCAAAGAAGATGTCGCCACGGTCACCCTCGGGCCTGAGTTCATCCTTAAGAACGCAACCGGGATGAAGACTCCGGTTCGCTACGTGCCGGGCGAGCACTTCTCAAACCACTCGAAGGAGCTCGTGCTGGCATGGACGGCGGTGCTGCTCAAGCTCTACCAGTTGCACAACGTCTCAGGCGAGTTCTCTGTCGGCTTCGTATTCGATGATGAGTCTGAGGCCGAGCACGAGACCGGAGTCTACGGTCGGGTGTACTACTTGAACCCTGCCAAGATCGTGGAGACGAACGGGCGCCGTTGCATGGAAGCTCGCTACACCTCGGCGTGGTCGAACCGGCACAACCTGATCGCACTGGCATGCCACGAGTTCGTCCACGGCCTCGGCTTCAAGGACCATGACGAAGACTACGCCTCCAAGTTGACTGATGTCACTCAGATGGCAATGAAGCACATGAGCGACCTCGAGGCGATGTGCAAGGCGCCGAAGGACCAGACTCCGAAAGAGAAGAAGCAACACGAAGACATCTTCGGGCACACTGTCTCCGCCATCATCCGCTGGATGGGGAAGAATGGATGGAAGTTCTCCGAGGCCCAACGTGTTCTCGAGGAACGCGGCCTGACCGACGTTGCCGAGGGCACGATCCGCACCTACCTTCAAGCAGGGAAGCAGGGCTTGCGTGGAGCTCCTGCTGAACTGACGCCCGAACAGGCCCATGAGCTCAAGTACGGCCCCGCCGACTACATGGGCATGCCGGAAGGAGAGACTAATGCCTAACGCTGACCCAACCCTCTACGCCGTCAAGAGGACCAGTCAGAACGGGACTGTCTGGTACCTGCGAGTGGTCCGAGGTGGAACTCTCGTCTGGGTGCCTCGCTACCAAGATGCGAGCCTCTACTCGTCCATGACAGAGGCTACGCTCCGTGCGGAGGAGCTACACGTAGACAAGTACGAAGTTGTGCCGGTCTGAGATCCATCCCACCCCATGTCGGAGATACGTATGACCGCGACAATCCTTGAAACCAAGGTCCGTCAGAAGCTGGCGATCACTTTGGCCCTGCTGCATCAGTGGCAGTCTCGCACGCTCGAGTGGCAAGAAGTGCAGAACATCGGCAAGCTGACCGACGCCGAGATGCTCGCTCTCGATCCGGTCGAGCGTGAAGACGACGAACCCGCCCTCATCCGCAAGGTGCTGGCGGCGATCACCGGCGGTGAAGTGGAGAGTGTGGCCGTTCTGCAATTCCGCCGCTAAGGCGTAATCTTCCGACCCCACCTACTGCCCCGGAGCTCTGTGCCGGGGTGCTGGGAGTGGCCGATGGATCCATTCACTCACCTACTCATGGAGATCTGCTCATGCCGAAAGTGCCATCCGAGGTGGAGACCCCCGCTGCACAGTCCGATGAGGACATCAAGCAGGAGGTCGCCACCCGCAAGAAGTCGAAGAAGGTCGACAACCGCCCGGTGATCTACCCGACCCCGATGATCAGGCTGTGCCTGTCGTCTGGAGACTCCATCGCCACGTGCGACCGGGAGACCCTGCTGACCAATCTGAGGACGTCCGGCATCGATGTGGAGGAGCTTGAGACCGTCTCGGACGGCACGCTCCGAGCGGTACTGAAAGCGGTCGCCAAGGTCTCCCCGGCAGTTACCCGCTCGCAGATGGAGGAGCTGCTCGGATGGGAGACCGAGGACGACTATAAGGCTCGAGTCAAACGCGAGACGAACGACGTGGTCGCCGCTTCCAAGCTGGCCACCGCCGGATTCGGTGACGAGTTCATGCTCAAGGATCTCGGCAAGCGCAAGGTACGGTGCTGGAACAACACCAAGAACCGGCCCTTCGAACTGGCTCATGCCAATGAGCTGGCTCAGGACATCCTGCACTCCGGTCCCGGACTGCCGAAGGAGAAGCGCCGCTGGCAGTGGAACGGCGAGTCCTTCATCGTTGGCGATCGTGCCCAAGTGATCTCCGGACAGCACCGAGGCGCCGGTCTCATCCTCGCGTGCCAAGAATGGGCCCGCGACAAGGAGAAGTGGAAGCACATTTGGCCGACAGAGCCGACTTTGGATCTCACAGTCGTCTTCGGAGTGCCGGAGCTGGCCCACGTCATCAGGACCATCGATAACGTGAGGCCGCGATCCCTCGGCGATGTGTTCTACACCTCAGACCTGTTCAACAACCTGAACCCGGTCGAGAAGAAGGAATGCAGCCGCATGCTGATGAACGCGGTCGACCTGCTCTGGACTCGCACCGGCACGGAGACCAAGTATCAGACGCACGGCGAGTCGGTCGACTTCTTGGATCGACATCCTCGGTTGCTCCGCTGCGTCAAGGATATGTTCGGCGAGAACCGGGATCGCGAGATCTCGATCCTCAAGCTGAGTGCCGGGCACTGCGCAGCTCTCAAGTACCTCTTCGGGAGCTGCGAGAGCGACCGGATCAAGTACATCCAGACACGCACCGAGAAGGCGCTGGACTGGACGATGTGGGAGAAGGCTCACCAGTTCTTCGTCTCACTGTCCGCCAAGCTGCCAGTCCTCGCCGCGGTCCGTGAGGTGCTTGGGAATCTCGTCAGCGATGATGACGGTCTCGGTGGTCGGCAGGTGGAGAAGCACGCCGTCCTCTGTAAGGCGTGGAACCTCTTCTCTATCGGCGAGCCGGTTACGGTCGAGAGCCTGACGCTGCCCTATGGTAAAGACGCCAACGGCATCACACGTCTCCTCGAGCGGCCTACTGTGAACGGCATCGACCTCGGAGAAGGGATCAAAGTGCCTGAAGAGGCCGGCGCTCCGGAACCCACCGAAGAAGAGGTCGAAGCTCTCAAGCAGCAGGAGAAGAAGAAGAGGGCCGAGGATCTCAGCGAGCGGGCGAAGCAGAACGCACGCAAGAAGTGATCGACTCCTCTTCCATCCCCTCGGGCGACTGAGAGGGGATCGTGGAGCAGCCGACAATCAGTTGGAGCTCACCCCCATGCGAGGTCACACTCATGGCGAAGAAGAAGGAAAAGACACCCCCACCGATCTCAGCAGAGGAGTTCTTCCAGCACGCCAAGCCACTCAAGATCCGCATCCAGCAGTGCGATGAGAAGGGCGAAGTACTCAGCGAGCAGATCATCGTCGCCTTTCCCAAGAAGAACAGCTCCGGGTCGTACGGGTGGCACGCCAGCGAGAAGCCGGTATTCGCCGTCAACGCCAAGGATCTGAAAGTGCAGATGAACTGCGGGTTGACCATCATCGGGACCAAACCCGGAGAGACCGAGAGCTAAGTGAAGGATCGACGAATGACGTCCCAAGCATCCTCGACTGCCCGCTGACTCATTGTAATTGGCGAGCAGTCGAGAGCAACCACCTCACGCTCCAGCACTTCCGAGACACTCTCTTGAATCCCACTGACATCACCGTAGGAACCTCGGTACTCGTCCATTAGGCTCAAAGGGCTGAACCCCGGACGGCAGTAGATTCCAGCTTGATTAACGCTTTGGACGATGGCCTGCTGTTGTTCCACCTTCAAGCCGGGGATTCGGAAGTCGTACAGCCAGTTCACATTTCTGACCGGAAGTTTCCACGCCATCGGACAGAGAGTGTCGTGCAGACCTGCAATATGCGCTCTCTGCTCGAGATTCGCGTCGATCTTCCACAGACTGTCGAGGATCAACGCCGCTTGAGCATTCGTCATCCGGGCATTGACTCCTCGAGGTTCGTGGTCCCAAAACCGGCCCGGACGGTATCCCTGAGAACGAAGGCAGCGGACTTTGTCCACCACCTCTGGCATCCTCGATGCCACTGCGCCGCCCTCTTCCGCGTGCACGATCTTGTTGCGGAAGAACGACCAGCACACGGCATCGCTCAGCGGATGCGGCCTCACTCCATGAGCTTCGGCGAGATCCTCGATGACGAACAGATCATTCTCGCGTGCGATCTCGATGATATTATGCATCGGCGCCCTGCGACCGAAGCTGCTCACGGCGAGGATCCCGACCACGTCCTCTCTCTTCGCCGCCTGACCGAGTTTCTCCACATCCACATTGTGAGTCGTTGGATCCACATCGACGAAGTGAGGTCTCAGACCACGCATGGAGACGGCTCGAGCCACTGCGACGAACTGGTAGTCCGGCACGAGCACTCGGCGCGGAGTCCGAGATGGAGCATCTGCCGGCGGGTCTGTGTAGACCGCCTCGAGAGCGAGGTGCAGAGCTGCTGTGCCGGTGCTGCAGACTGCGGTCTCGTACCCGCACCACTTGCCAAGCGCCTTCTCGAGTGCCTCGTACGGTTGCATCAGATCACCCTGTTCCATTCTGCTACGAAGTCGTCCCACGACGGGATGCTCTTCGGAGCTGGCCGTTTGATGAGTCCAAGTGCGAGATTCTTCATGAGCAGTCCGAGCTCGTCCGGATCGCACCGCATCATCGGAGCGTGAACCCGACCGAACCGTTCGATACCATCCGACACCCACGGGAGCTGGAGAGGGTGAGAGTAGTCGCTCCAGTCTTCGTGACCGAGAGCAATCACCGGCATGCCAACAGCTGCCGCCTCGTTGATTGGCAGCGAGTGTCCACCGAGACGCCGAGGTTGTACCAGCACATCGCCATCTGCAAAGAGCTCGAGCCTTGACGGAGTGGAAGATCGAAACTCGATAGGAGCATCTGGGTTGTACGGCCAGAGACGTTCTGCTCCGAAAGCGGAGTACACAACTAGGCGTGCCTCGGTGCCGATGAGATGCTCCGCAGCCGCGAGTACCTGCTTCGTGCCGTCGCGGTTGTGCTTGGCGTTCCCTGCTACGTGGATGAATGTTCTCGGTGGCCAGTCCTTGTACGGACTGCTCATCTCGGTGAATCTCGGCCACTTCATCCGAACGGTCTTGTTCGGGTAGTCGCGGTAGAAGTGCAGGTCGGTCCCCGAGAGCACCACCAGCCTGTCGACCGCCGCGGCTTGCGTCGGAGGAGTCCACTCCCACATCGGGAAGAGCACCGACTTGATCCCTCTCTTGTTTGCCTCGGTTACCACGCTATCGAAGTAGAACGTCTCGAAGGCGACGATCTGTGTGACACCTTCGGGGATCTTCCACCTCGAGAACGCGCTATCGGTATAGACTCCGCCCTTCTCGCAGAGAGGCGCCGGATCGTACATCGCTGGTCGGCCGCGATTGATGATCACGAGGTGCTCTGGGTGGAATCCACGGCAGAAGTCCTCGGTCATGGATCCGAGGCCCATCCGCTCGTTGCGGCCAATCACCAGCATGCCAGTCGCTACGGGTCGAGGGTTTCTCATGGCGCCTCTTTGATGAGTGTGTACTCAAGACCTTTGTTCTTCTCGACGATGCTGACCACCTTGAAGAACATCTTGTTCTGGTGGAAGTAGAACCCGTAGGTCTTCCCGTCATGCGTTGAGCGATCCCATCCGTCGAACGACCTCCGAGCGAATCCTCTCTTGTGAGTCGGATCTGCCCAGAGCTGCTCGGGAAATCGGGCGTCCGGCCCGCGAACCCAGAGCTTCCCTCCGACCTTAAGCACTCTGCAGAAGTCGTTCACAACCGCGACGATGTCGGCCACGTGCTCGAGCACATCTTCTGCGATAATAGAGTCGAACGCCTCTTCGACAAACGGCAGCACGTTCGACTGGTTCGGATTGTCTCCGCCGAGACTCTTACCTACGTAGTCGAGGTCAAAGACCACGTCCACACCCGGCAGATTGAGCCGGTCTAGGTTGGTCGCTCCGGCGACTGGCCGTGCTCCGCATCCGACGACCAGAACTCTGTCTGCTGGCATTCTGCACCCTTGATTCGAGGTAGAAGCTCTTCTCTGTAGATTGGGATGTCTCGAGGAGCCTCGATTCCGAGGCGGATCTTCCCAGGATCAATCTCCAGCACTGTGACGGAGATGTTCTCACCGATGACGATCTTCTCTCCCTGCTTGCGAGTGAGCACCAGCATCAGAAGTTCCTCCTTGAGGTTGCAGTCCGTTCAACCACTCGAGCAGCTGAACCGCCCGATGTCCGTAGGTGTGGTTCTTCCACACAAACTCCAACGCGTTCGCAGAGACGTACCGCAGCAGTTCCTCGTCACGAAGAAAATGCAGAATCTGCTCGGCCGCGGATCTGTGATCCAGCGGAGCAGCGATCATGTTTTCGCAGTGCTTCCACCCCTCATCTTGCATGCCGGGGATCATCGGAGCTACGAAGCATCCTCCGTACCCTGCGATAAGATATACTCGATTCGACCAGTATCCGGGGAAGTACGGATATGGAGGTCCAGCGACGATCTTCGCCTCTCTGCAGACGTTCCTGAGCCTCTCTTCGAAAGCGGATCGGATCACCCCGAATCTACGCCCAAGAATGGAACTCATCGTAGTATGCCATGCACGTCTAGCACCGTAGATCTCACCTACGTGCACCACTTCGTACGGAGTCCGCGGATGCAGTGCGCTGTAACTGGTACCCGGCCCCGGAGGAGTGCAACCCTGACGCAAGCACTTGTGATTCCGCAAACCCAGATTGTGCGAGTCGGTTGTGACGAAGAGATCGCACTCTTCTGCGATAGCTTGCGACCACCTGAACCGCGGGCCGGAGAACTCCTGACGCATCAGGTCGAAGACCCAGCACACAGTTTTGATGCCGAGGTTGCGGACCCTCCTCAGGAACTCGAGCAGGATCTTGGGGTCATTCATCATGTCTTTGAATGGCAGGTTGTTCAACTCGCACTTTGAGAAGAGGAAGACATCTGGACGCTGCCGCTCGTTCTCAAGAGCCCGCACCATCTCTGTATGTGAAAAGTCTCCCTCTTGCAGGCGGAGCACGGAGCAGTTGTCCAGCTTGTGCAGGGCATCGGCCACATAGCCCTCAGTGGAGCGGACCTGCTTGAAATTGCCCGCGTATGCGATCTTCATGTCTTTCTCTTGATCTCTACAGCCGTATCCGGATTGGTCGAGTACTCGAGGAATAGGATCTTATCAGTCACATCGAAGATGTTCTGCTCGATTCTACCCCAAGTACTCTGACCCGCCTTCTCGATGATCATCGGCCGGGTGCCTGCGACCACCGCCCAGTCGAACCGTCTCCCAAGAACGAAGTCAATAGGCGCCCTGATGTCGACTGCGTAGAACCTACGCCTGTTACTCGAGTAGTGTTCGCTGGCGTATCGGATGAAGTCCGAAGAGATGTCGATGCCCACGTAGTCCCCACTCCACGTAGCAGGGAGGTTCTCGACGAGCCTCCCGTACCCGCATCCAACATCGAGCACGGAGTCGTGGATCGCGAGGTTGTAAAGGAGGGCGTCAGAATGGAGTTTGCAGATCGAGTCCCATAGGTCGGAGTTGACCTCGTAGACTGCTTTATGGAGATTGCCATTCTCCAAAGCAGTCCTGAGACGATCTCTCCAGTACTCTTCCGTGAAGATCTCCATCACAGACTCCGATCACGCACGTTGCGGTCCCGAGCGGCAGTGGTGACGAAGTCTCCGACTCCACGCCGCCGCAGGCAATCAATCATGTTGGAGAGATCCTTGGGAAGGCAGGCGCCGCCGAACCCGAACTTGCCATCCGGACCTGGTACGTTGGTGTGTGACGGGTGGATCCTGCCATCCAGCAGCAGAGCGTCCATGATCGTAGCCCAGTGCAGCTTGCCCTCGTCATTCACATCGTCCACGTACCTGCGCATCTCATTCCAGAACGCGATCTTCACCGCGAAGAAGGAGTTTGTGAAGAGCTTGACCGCCTCCGACTCGTAGCTCGACATCGTCATCACTGGTACGTGAGGCCAACGCTGTGCGTACAGATCTCGCAGCTCCGGGTGATTATACCCAGTTCCAGTGAGACCCACGATGTTACGGGTTGGGAGCTGAGCATCGAGCGCTGCGCATCGGGCCGTCAGGAACTCCGGCGAGTGGGCAATCTTGACGCTGTTACCGAGGTTGTGCTGTAGCTCGTGTGTATACCCGATCGGGACGGTTGACCGGATCACGAAGGTCGCACCGCAGTTCTGGACGAGTGCAGAGCAAAAGAACTGATCGAGTGCAGCCGTGTTGCAGCTGCCATCGGCCCGCGAAGGTGTGGGCAGGCAGACGAACACGATATCGCAGTCGAGGACTGATTCGAGGGTGTCGTTCCCCTTCTTCGGGTCAATGTCGAAGATCCTCACAGCAGCGACGTGCTCGGAGTAGCTCTTCGCAGTAGCGGAGCCCACGACCCCGCCACCGATGACTCCGATTGTGTAGTCACGTAGAAGCATAGCTGACAGCCCCCTGATGTTCTTGCACTGGGCCTGACTCCATGGAGCCGGACCGAGGAACTGTACATACTCCTCGGCTGTGAGTCTTTCCGGATCGATTGCGAAGTCAAAAGATCTGATCTTCATCCCTGTTCCTCTCTATAAGAGACAGATCTCTCTAGATGTCTAGATGTCTCTCTAGACAGCGTCCCCTATCGACGTCCGCCCCGATATCCATCTCCAGACCCTGCCCTTGCGAAAACGTCGCAAGTCGTGGCGGATGCTCGTAGAGCATCTGAGGCGGTCTGTGTGATGTAGTATCGTACGCGTATCACGCATGTCAGATCAGGCAGGGCCCGTAGGTTACCTGCGAATCACTGAGGAGTACGGGCCGGAGCTTATCGTACTCGCACATGCGCCGTCACCCGTAGATGTGCTAGGTTTGACCCCATCGCCGCCATACGCGGCCCACCCGGACCTAGAGGAACTTCCCCTCTAGGTACTAGCACATCGGCAGCAACTCGGGATTCGTTTTGTTGTGGCAGATTTTGGCCACTAGGAGCGAACTCTGGTAGAGTTCACCTTGTCGCACTTAGTTGCTGCTGAGTGCGATCACGAACCACCGGTGGGATTGATCCGCCGGTGGTTCATCTTTTACATGATCTCAACCGGCAGAATCATTCTTTCAACAACTGCAATGCGTCGAACTCTTCGCCTCTCCACGCCGGCGGAGGAGGGTACTGAGGGTGTTCCATTGAGCTCTTGTGGCCGATGTGAGTGACGAGAGACGGATTGTGACACATCTCAACGTACCCGGCTTTCGATAGGGCACTGACCACTCCTCCGTCTACCGACTCCCATCCACGCTCCCACTTGGTCCTGCTGTGCTGAGTACGATCCTCGACCCGGTCGATCATATGCTGGTGGGACAGAAGGGTCTTCACTGCCTCTCGTGAGAACACGAGCCCGACAGCGCCCTTGCCTCTCTGATTGGACAGAAAGAACCCCTTCTTCCCTTCGCACAGAGCGTGATTGACTGGGAACGTGAGCAGGTTCCAGTAGCACCTCTCCCGCATCTCCACGGCCTCGAGGTACTGCCTCAGATTGCGGTATGTGAGGAGATCGTCTTGGAACATCGCGTACCGGTCGGCACTCGGCTCCCTGATGTAGAGCTCGGCCAAACCGAGGACCCAGTTTCCGTAGGTGCGGATGCGGTCTCCACGCTGAGTGACTGGCAGGCCGTAGACGTCCGGGTTCTGCACCAGACCATCGACGAACAGCCTTGGACGATCAAAGCCGGCGCTCTTGAGAGACTGCAGCGTAGTCGGCAGCAGGTCGTTCCACCGACTTGGAACGGTTGTGACGCCGTAGGACCAGATCATCTGATCTCCAGAGGTAACTTGAGTGTGGACGACTGGTACTTCGTAGTCTGGTAAACTACACCCGAACTTTAAGGCGTACGCGTAGTGGTGCTTTACAAGCCAGCACAGTCGACACGTCCCGCAAGTGCACGGGCTCATTTACGCCACCATTCTGCACGGAAGTACCCGATTGCTTGCTCTTGAGTCAGCGGAGTCTTCTCACCGTCGAGTCTTGGCGAGGCTCTCCCAAACCAGTTTGTATCTCGAGGGCCGAGATGTAGTACCTCGAGTGGGAGCACCTGCTTTCTCTCAGACGGCCAGTGGTTCTGAAACTTGGCATCACCGATACCGGCATGATTAGACTCAGTGCCGTACCACGGCCGCACATCATAGAGAGCGGATCCATGAAAGAGCTGGAAGAACCCCGGAAGACCTGCTTCCCTCGAAAGAGGGCACCTCTCTCTCCATTCCTGTTCCGGCCATAAGGTTGAGTCTTTGGAGATACGTCTCCGTGCTCCGTACAGCATAGACGGTGCTAGTGGGGGCAGGTTCAAGCTACTTGGGAGCACGATGTCGGCGTCCCACACGAGGATCCAGCCATCTCTTCCGAGAACTTCGAATGCCTCTTCGATCGCCGCGCCCTTGTTGAATCTCTTTTGACCCCGAGTGAACGCATCTGTTTTATAGCATCGAGCAGACGGGATGGATCGCACGACCTCATGCGTTCGCGTGTCGGACTGGCTTGTTACGACTAGGATCTCTGTCATGTGTCGGGCATTCCGCCGCAGAGTGTGGCGCAGATAGTCGTCGTAGTCAACGCATACAACTAAACCTTTGATGGGGATCATCCATTCCTCCGAAGCAGCGCCATCGACTCGACAGTCTTCACTAGTCGAAAAGTCTTGGATCTCAGAAACGTATCGGTTGCTTTGCGCACCCCCGGCCAATCCACGGTTGAAGCGTAGTCATGGACTGCTAGCAGCCCGTCAGGGAGCACCATCGTCGATGCGTATCGAAGATCGTTAAGCACATCGATCTCGATGTGTGATCCATCAATAAGGACTACGTCGTAGTCATGGTGTGCGATCGAGTACAGAGAGTGCAATGTCCCAACCCATAGAGTCTGATTGGGTCTGGAATTCCTGAGCCAGTCGGCAACTCGGCCGCACGCGACCTTCTTGACATATCCGGGGACTCTAGGATCGTCGTCGATAAACGGATCTACGCTGACGATCCTTGAATTAGGGCATCTTTCTGCGATGATAGCAGCAGTAACCCCCTCAAAAGTGCCTACCTCAAGCATAGACGTTGAGAGTAGCAGCTTATGAGTGAGCTCGTGAACGAGAGCGTCGATCTCTCCCTGCCGCATAAGAGAGGATCCAAACCGCCCCTCGACCTGCCCGACAATCTTAGACAGCTCTGCCATTTTCGATGTAGTCCGTCATACGTTTAAGAGGTCTTCCGAGCTGCAACAAGTCTGTTACTTGCTCCGACGCTCCACCTCGGAGTTTCATGATCCCAGCATGCGTCGCCGAATACTGCGTCGGCTCATCACTATTCGCAAGAGCCCCGTAGCCCCTGAGAGGAATGCCGCATTCGTGACAGTGCTTTCTGATCTGCTGCTCGAATGCTTCTTGGCCCTGTTTCCACCAGCCGGGAACAATCGGGACGCCGGTATCCGGGTAGTCCGGATCGTCCTGATGGAGCATCGCTTGTGCAGCGGCGATCTCACAGAACGATCCTCGGAGCTGACCGCGGAAGACATAGATCATCGCAGACCAGTTCTTATTGATGTCGCAGTTCTGGATCAACTTCCATCGCTCTTGCTCATCAGGGATCACGTCCCTCATCGCAACGAACGGAGGAGAATGGCGAGAGTCTGTGTCGAGTCCCTTGAGGTAGGGGATGCTCTCTGGCCAATCTCGACAGAACTCATCGTATGCCTCCTGTGACTGATGCACGTTCAGATTGCTGTACGCTGGATTGAAGGTGATCGCGGCATGAGCTCCATTCCCTTTAGGATGGTTGGACCAGAGGCCTCTCTGTTCCCACGGTATCACTCCTCTCAGGATTCTGCAGAGCTCTCCAAATTGAGGGTGTATGCACGGGTTTCCACCGAAGATTCCAACGACTCCGAAGTAGTCCGATAAGGACTGTACTGCGATCTTGAATTGATCAATCGACATGAAGTTTGCAGGACCCTTGAGGTTGCTTCCCTGCGTGCAGTTGTTGCATGCTCTGTCACAAGCACGTGCTACGTGGATCTGTAAGATACCCCCACGATAGATATGCTGTCTCGTATGTCCTGGCATGACCATAGAAACTGGAATTGGAGGTTCTGGAGCATCCTGTGCATACTCTCTGCACGTAAGGCAGCTCTGGACAAGTCCAGATACGTAGCCTCTAGTACACTTATCGTGAATATCGCACGATCTCACATGTCTCGAGTCGTCCGTGCATTGACTACACCACTCGATAACGGACCCCATGTACTTACATGGAGATTTTAAGGTCTGGACGATCTTCGCTGGATTCTCTGGTGTTGGAAGATCGAACTTCTGCGAGTACTCGGCAGTGTTATCTGCGAGCCAGCACAGCCTGCATTTCCCGCATGTACACTGTCGTCTCATAGGCTCACCACTGCAGTCAATTCCTGAAAGTCGCATCGATAGCCAGTGTCTGGATAGTCCTCGACGCCAGGAAGGTCATAGCCAAGGGGGAGGGGGCTAGTGTAATGATGCAAAATGTTGCCAGTCGATGTCTGATCTGGCGAAAGTCCTTGGAATACGCCCTCGCCACCAGTAGGCACAGAACTGATGGCAGGACCACCACCGCCGCCGACTAGCCCGAACTGCTTGCATTGGCCGAATACAAAGTACGGCGGATCGCAAGTATTCTCGTACGGACCTGTTCCATCTGAAGCATTATGGATGCCTAGAGTGGCTGTGGCATAGATGAGCCCATCGTATGTGATTGGATCGCCGTTCATGTCGGCAGTTCCTGTCCCAGTACCAGAGGACTCAAATCCTGCAGACGACGAGTGCCAACTGATGGAGAGTTTAGCTAGAGAACCTGTGCAATAGAAGCGAATGATGAATGCGTACCAAGTTCCGCCGCCGCTGCCTCCGATGGATGCGTAGTTGTACTGCCTGTAGACCCAAGCTCCAGTAACTGTATCAGGTAATCGCACTACGTAGTTAGGATCGTACGTCAGCGGGAATGTCATTCCAGCCAACACGCCGATGCGAGGTGAACTATCGTAGTATGCTGGCGGAGTTTGTCCAGCCGATGGCGGCCAAGTAGAAGGGCCGTCGTAGTCGTCTGAATTGTAAAGCAGAACTCCAGATGCGAGGCAGTCGCAGTATGGAGTGCTGCCTCTGACTATTACGGTGCCCTTCTCTGTTAGCACGTACGTATCTGGAGGAAGTAAAAATGCAATTGGGACCCGATTCCAGTAGTTACCGTAGACAGTGACGTTGAGCACTGTAGGCATGCCTGCTTGCCCATCGGTGCCGCTCGTCAGATTGGAGCAGAGGGTGCAGCCACCAGTAGGTGGGCCGCTGCAGCAAGCACAGTTTACAGTCTGGGTCGTTGTGGTCGGCATCAGGTCACCGAGACCTCAATATTAGATCCGGTGATTGTAATTGTTGAAGTGACCTTCGTGAACTTACACGTAGACGTATTGAAAGAGCAGTCAGTCACGACTGTGAACGAGATCGAGGAGATTGGCTCTGCTTGCGCCCACCACCGTCCCCACTTGTCTTTAGACGCAGTAACCCATCGATCTCCGGAGATTGCCACATCTCCACGGTTGTGCACTTTGATGCGGCGGTTCAGAGGGATCGCTTTACCAGTTGTCTCGGAGAGACGGTAGCAGTAGCAGTCCGTGCCACTGAATACGTCATCTGCGAGATCCGTAGCAGACGTACCAGTCAACGCTCCAGAGTCGACCGCCGGGATTCCCTCCGGTGGGACTCTGACTAGGTAGACCTCTTGCGCCGGCACATCATCCATCGCCACGTTGACGACTGGTTTGCTGTGTCTACGGTTCTTTCTCTCGGCGTGCAGCTCACGCAGCAGCTTGACGTCTTCCTCTGTTAGCTGGTAGAGCTGCATCCCATCCTACTTCGGGTACGCGGTGATCGACACTTTCCCACCTTCGCCAGTGGCCCTGATGAAGACGGCCAGACCGACCGGCGTCATCCTGATCGAATCGCCGACTGCCACCCGAGCGAACGGGATGATTGAGAGGTCTCCTGCTGGGTTCTCAACTCCTAGCTCGAGGTCGCACTCCGACTCATTCGCACGGATCAACAGTACGGAGACGTCCGCCCCTTTCAGCCACCCGGTCTCAACCGCAGACCAGTCCGTACCAACTTTACGGACCCGGTCGTAGGGCTGTTCGTCGCTGACGAGCTCTCGACTGATCCTGACTCCTCGTGTTGTAGCGTCTCGGCCAGACTCTCTGATTCCGTGGTAGACGGTCTCGACCACTACCAGTCGAGCAGCTCCAGCGCCGTCCAGCTTAGGCTCTTCGTGAGTGGTCGTTGTCATAGTGTGGTCGGGATCCCGAGCAAGAGGAAGTTGACTGATGCATACTTCTCAACGTGAATATACCCTGCTTCGGTCGGAGTGACTTGCGGCGTGACGTACTGGCCGACGCTGTACGAAGCTGTCGGGCTGTACACACCAGCGTAGGAGAAGCTCCCTACGTTCTTCCACATATTCGGGTACAGAGTCGGGTCGTACGAGTATGACGTATCTCCGTTCTTATACATCGCGATGTAGCCTGGAGACACGACATCGCCAGCTGCGTAGGTTTGGAACTCCGACCACGCGACGGCGGTGGAAGGATCCCCCTTCACTCTTCTCCACCATCGGCTGTTGGATAGCGGGTTTCCAACGTTGGAGAGACCTGAGGGATTGATAGCGACAAAATACGGGCCGTCCTGTTGCAGGGCCGCACCAGCGGGAAGACCGGCCCCGTTGAGGATCACTTTGGCGTTCTCGCCGTTCCGGTCTTTGTACCGAATGAAATGCGTCGGGTTGGCAGGGTCTGGAGTGGCACCATTGACTGGGTCAAGAACCCAATCCGCGTCCGCATCGGTTCCGGTTCCGACGACATCGTTCCAGTGCCCGTTGAGGACTTTCGTCCCCTCATCGAGCAGGTCACGATCAAAACCGGTGGGACTGGTCTCGAATTCGAGAGACCGGGTGTAGTAGACCTCACACCGCCCGTAGTACTTCTTCTCCCACGTGTAGCTTGAGAGCTTTACACATCGAGGTGGGAATCCCCACAGAACTTCGTCGTTGACTCCGTCCCTGAGAGAGACCAGCAGAGGAAGCTCAAGCTCGGGTACGTTCTGCTCGATCCGGATTGTGTCCCGGTTGTTGTCGAACTCGACTGCCGATCCTCGGATCTGCTCATGGGATGACGTAGTGATTGGCTTCCCAAACCGGTCGACCGTGGCTTCTTCGGTGAACTTGATGAGACCGCCGCTTACTCTGTCAGGGATCAGCAGCGGATCTTCGATCTGCTCTTCGTGGCAGCGCTTGGACTCGCTCTTAGTGCTGAACACGAATCCGACAAGCCACTCCCGTGCAGGTTCTCCGTCGTCCTGCCCCGGTTTGGGCTCGAGGCTGATCGGCATCTTGCAGAATGCCCAGACGTCTACATCCTGAGTGTTTGTTTCGTTGAAGTACCAGATGTCTCCGTAGCGTGGGAGACCGGGAGTCTGCATGATGGTGGCTGGACCGTCCTCACGTGAGCACCTCACAAGGAACGTAGCGTTGTATGTGCGATGGCCCTCTTCGTCTCGGCCACCGCCCCAGCTATGAAGACCAACAAGAGCACTCGACATGCTACGACCTTAGTTGTTAAGACCAGCGGCCGCGACGACCACCTGATTCTTCTTCTGGCTCGACAGCAGACTCTTGATCTTCTTAAGTTCAAGAAGCTCGTCCCCGCCGTCTTTGGCAGACAGATTACTGCGGCCGGACATTGCCAGCTTCTCTTGAAGAGCCAGCGATTCTCCTTGCCTCTGCACTCCGCCTCGGCGGTTCCCCTCGATGAAGGATGCGACTCTGAATCGAGCCTCTGCTCCACCGGCAAGGACCCCGTCAAGACGCTCGATCTCACGGCGGGCGCCACGAGCTCCGGTTTCCGCTTTGTTGAATGACTCCGCGGCGTCTTTGATAGCTCTGTCGTAGATCTCCTGACTGATGGCTCCCTCGGCCATGAGTCGGTCGAGCTTCTGAGTTTCGCGTGCGAACTTCTCAACTGGGTTGAGGTATCTTTCTGTGAGATCCTTACCCTCTTGCAGAGCTTTGTTGTGTTCTTCTGAGGTACGCTTCACCTCGAGCATCGTTTTGTAGTACGCAGTCATCGACTCGTCTAGACCGAGGAGCTGCAAGTTGTACAGTGCGGTCTCCTCCGCGGTCATCCCGATCGTGTCGATCTCTTTCTGCAGCGAGTTGGTCATGGAGTCGAGCTGGTCCTGAGCGTCGGACATCGCCTTACTCGACATCTCCTCGGCTTTCTTCTGCTGCTCGAGGTCTCTGATCTGCGCCTGCAATGCGATAGTGTTGGCGAGCATCGCGTCTGTGGCGCCATGGTGCCGTAGCTCGTAGATCTTGATCTCGTCGTTCGTCATTCCGAACGTCATCGCCTGCATTTCGAGCTGCTCGTTGTAGTCTTTGATCGCCTTGACGAGCGCCGGATCCTTAGCGGGGTCTTTCAGCTTCTCGAGCTCGTCCTTGAGCTTCTGAACGTACTCCACCTCTTGGGCGTATCGCTCGTTGGCGCCCTTAAGAGCTTCTTCCTGCTCTTTGATCATCGCCTCGATCTTGGTCTCACCCGGCAAGATCTTGGAGATCATTGCGATGGTGCGGCCCTTGAGCTCAGCGAGACGTTTCTCGGCGTTCTCGACATCGATGCGGGACTTGAGAGTGCCCGCCTCTTCGCCCATGATGTTCGTGCGACTGTAGATCTCTTTCTCGAGAGCCTGCTTCTTGTTCTCCTTGCTCATGCCCGGCAGCGTGGTCATGAACGATTGAGCACGCTCCGCCTCTTCTGTGGTTCGAGCCTGCTCGGTGCGTTGGACTTCTTCAAGGGCTTGCTGATACCCTTGGAGACGCCTCTGGTTTGCGGGTGAGAACTCGGCGATCTTGACGGCCGAGTACGCGACGACACCGGCCATCGCCAGTTTGAGTCCGAGCATGGCGCCGGACAGGACTCGAGCCCGAAGGGTTGCAGTTTGCATGGCGGCACTCACGTTGTATTGGACTCCGGCCATTTGTGCGAGGCCGGCGGTCGCCTGAACCTGCGCCACAGTCTGACCACGCATCGCAGCGATGAACCACTTCGTAGCTGCGATGGTCGACCAGATCGTGGTACGCATGTTTGCCAGAGTGCCGATGCCCATGAGTAGCGTCACCTGACTAACCTTCCACACCACGACGAAGGCTCCGAGAGACGCCGCTGAGACGGCTACCGCAATGCCTACGTCTTTGATGATCGGGTGCATCTGGTGGAAGTTCTTGGTGAAGAGCTGGGCCTGAGCCGAGACCTCACGCAAGACATTCTTGAGCTCGAACTGCTCGATGATGAACTGGCCGATCTCACGCTTCGCAGCAGAGATATCGTCCTGCATCGTCGAGAACAAGCCCTCGAATGTCTTGGATGCCTCGAGCATCCCACCCTTGAACGAACCACCCTCAGATGTCGCTGTCCTGAACGCATCCTTCACTCTGTCAATGGTGATTCGCCCCTTCTCCATCTCATCTTTAAGCTCTTCGATAGTTTTCCCGGAAGTTCTTGCCATCTCCGAAAGAGGGTTGAAACCAGCGTTGATCATCTGGTTCAGGTCTTGACCCATGAGACGGCCGGTTGCAGACGCCTGACCAAAGGCGAGAGACATCTGCATGAGACGCTGCTGGTCGCCGCCTGTGACATCACCGAGGATCCGAAGAGTGGGAATGACAGTGTCTTCGGTGACAGCTCCGAACTGGAGGAGCATCTTCGCGGCTTGCTGAATGCCGAGGGCTTGAAGTGGTGTCTCAGCGCCGAACTTGATGATCTCCTGCTCGAGCTTGAGACCCTTCTGCTTGCTCTGCAGCATGACGCCGAAAGCGGCAGCGTTCTTTTCCACCTCGGCGGCGATGTGGATTCCCTCTTGGAACACTCCCAGCGGGGGTTCTAGGGCCGGCAGCGCCCTGAATTGCGCAGCGAGGTTCCCGACCGTTTCACCGAGGGTATTGATGCTGATCGCGTACTGATCGACGCGACGAGACTCCGCTTGCATCAGTTGCCCGGCTCTCCGGGTCTCACTGATGGCAGAGTCGATCATCTTTTGATACGACGTGGAGTCACCGATGAGGCGGACAACCAGACGCTCGAGCTCGATGTCTGTCACCTGCCGCCTCCCATCCTGACCTTCCCGAACTTCTGGATGATCTCTTTGGTCACGGGCTTGATCGGATCATTCGGGTCGATGTCTCCGTACCGGTTCTTCTTGTCACCCGCCTTTACCACTGTGAACTTGCTCTGGAAGTCCTCTGGTTTGACCCAAGAGCCTTTCTCGAGCTTGGAGTTCACGTACACAGAGCAGAGCTTCATGATGTAGTGGTCTGTCAGCTCGGGATGATTCCACTGCTCGTCCAGCCAAGCTGTCCAGACCGCATACTGCCGATCCGTAAGCGGCCCTCTCCACCCCATGACTGCGTGAAGAGGGAGACCGAGTGTCTTCGCTATACGGAAGTGTCCGGAGTACCGGTCTGCGAGCCTTTTGGGTCCGCGGACTCCGGCGCCTTCTCGACGATGGACGGGCTCATCTCTTTGACAGCCTCGTACAGATCCTTTTGGATCTTGTTGGGCCATCCCCTGATGTGAGCCTCTGGTACGAGATGCCGGCGGTCAGGGTTGCCGAACTCGTCCAGTCGGAGCTCTCCGTTCTTGTCGGCGTAGAAGAGGCACTGCGAGACGAGCACGATCTCTCCGTCTGCCAGTCCCTCGACTCCGATGATCTTTCCTGCCTCGTTCGTCCGCATCGACTTCATGGAGGCGTTGCGGTACTTCGCGGCAGCATCCGCCGATGCCTCGGTGAGGATGTACTTGTTCTTCCGGAAACTGACGACTCTCGACTGAGGCTCGAGATCGTCGTAGTTCAGTTCCTTGACTTCTGACATCGATTGTGACCTTCATGAACGAAAACGTGGGCAGGTGACCTCCGCCCACAACGAGGATCTCTTACGTGCCGGAGACGTTGACGTAGACCGGCTTGACTTCCACATTGGCGACCGGATCCCAGTTGGAGCAGACGATGGTCGCAGTGCCAGTGGGCAGCTCGCCCTCCGACATCTCATCGAAGTCCACTTCATTCAGGAACCCGTAGAAGTCCTCGTAGGACTGGTCGGGCCACCACTGGGTGATCGATCCCTCTCTGTTGATGAGGTAGTCCTCGATCTCAGAGCGGACGTTCGGGTCGTAAGTGAACTTCACGGTCATTGTCGGGCCGTAGTCGTGGAGCACTCGCGGGCGGCGGGTCTTCACGCTCGTGTTCTTCTGCGTCGTGGTGTCGATGGGCTCACCGCCCTTGATCGACAGGGGCTTCATGCTTTTGCACCACATCGAGACGTTCGGCCGAAGTGCAAAGGTCACTTCGACAGAGAAGCCCTCTTTGAGAGCGATCCCGGACGGAGTCCCTCTGGACGTGTGCGTAGGTGCGGACATTTCGCGGTCTCCTTACAGTTTCCTGAGGGAAAGAGTGGCATTGACGGTGTGGACAAACCGCCCGGTTGACGTCTGAGTCTCTCGACCGATGGGGATGACCTGCCCAATCCGTGTGACCGCTTGCACTAGGTACGTCACCCCGTCGATGCTGATCCTAGATACGTTAATGGACTCGGCCAGTGCGGTACGGATCTGAGACGCCTTACTGTGGCCGGATGGGATTGATTTACTCCTGACCCGAACTTGAACACCGGGGTGGTTGTAGAGCTTTCCGGAATTCATCTCGCGGCCGTCATCGTTTCCGACCGTGTCGTACAGAGTGACGCACTCATCGGGAACTGATGGCTCGAAGTTGCAATGCCCCGGCCACGCTCCGGCCGCTGGCGGCATCCCAAGTACTCCAAGATCGATCAGCAGCCAACGCAGGACGTCAGCGGGGGAGTGATCGGTCTGAGGTTGCGACCCGGCCCCGTACGTACCGGTATATGCTCCGTTGCCATAGACAACACCAGACTGCACATCTGCTGCAGCAGGGTAGTCGCATACCTGGGCGACGACTGGAAAAGAGAAGTCGTCTAGTCCAAACTCTGACGGAGTGACTGGCATCACGCACCTCCAGTCATCGTGTCAGTGACTCCACTGGTGGATTGCGTCGCAGTTTCGAGGTCACCGGTATCCGCGGCGTTGCGGATCGTGACGACACCAGTCGTACGGTTGCGAGTTCTCTTGTTGTGCCGACCCTCGAAGAGACGGCGGATCATCCCGAGAATCCCAGTCGGACGGCCAGCGGTCTCTGCCGGAGTAGTGAACTTCGCCTCGGTAATCGAGCCGTCTGTGAGAACTACGGTCGATCCGGCTTGCATCGGGCTTCCGACTGCCGCGAGAGTCGCTAGCCCAGATTGGATTTGAGAGACCGGGTGGACGTGCGTTACCTGAATCGTAAATGTGTCTCCATTCGCCGGCGCCGAGGTGAACGGCTCATCGACAGTGATCACCCCATTCGTCTGAGCGAAGTCAGCGATCGGTCTCGACTGGCCAGTGAGTGCTCCAGACGTAAAGACGATGAGAGCGTCATTGTAGAAGTCGTTCGCCTTGCTGATGTTCGTCTTGAAGACCGTTGTGGTAGCGCCGGTATCTGCAACAGCTCCGTTGGAAGCTGCTACGACCGCGGAAGAGATGTTGCTGAGATACGTGAGCACAGTGTTAAACGAGGCGGCGATATCCGACGCGTCCGCTGGATCGGGCGGCAGGTTGTCAGTCTTCGCCTTGATCGCGGCCACCTCGGTATCGATGTAGCCGGACATCGTTGCAAGAGTGTTGTTGACGATAGTGAACGATGCAGCGATATCCGATGCGTCGGCCGGATCACTTGGGAGGTTATCGGTCTTCGCTTTGACAGCGGTCAGATTGGCTCGATCCGTAGAGGAGAACCGGTACGCAGTCTCTTCCACGACGTAGCTCGTGGCAGGGTACGTTCGAGTGAGACCGCCTTCGACCACGGTGAAGATCCAGACGAGCTGCTCCTCTGCGTCGCCGGCGGTCGCCGTGTAGTCCCACGTGTAGACGCCGGTGGATGGGTTCGACGCGACAGACAGCCTCGAGCTGCGATCTGTGCCCGCAGCGTTCGTCAGAGACACTGTCGGGGTCGAGTCCGGAGCCTCCATGTTCCCTTCAACGTCGTACAGGTGCAGACGGATCTTGTAAGTCTGCGTCGCTGCATCCGGTGTCTCGATCTCTACCGGAATGTTGAGATTGCATCGCGTATTGACTGCCAGTCCGGAGACTTGCGCTGCGGTGGCAACTGCACCGCCGGAGAGGTTGTCGAGGTATCCTGCCCTCGTTCCAGTCCAAGTCGCGGTCGAGAGTGCCGTGGACGATGGCGCAAGGGACGTCAGTCCGCTTCCTGTTGCTCCGATCCGAGCGTACGAGTCTCCAGTCTGCGGCGTATTGCCAGTGTACGTGGTCACAGTGTCTGTGAGAGTGACTCGTGCAATCGTCGCCGCTTTCTGCGCTGTGGTGAAGTCGAGCGCCGCGTTGAATGCGAAGCTCGAGGAGTTGAGAGCGTAAGCTCCTCCAGTCACTTGGGTCTGAGTCAGGGTGCTGCGGCTGCTGATCGTTGCGTCGAGATTATCGACCTTGGCAGCTCGAGCAGCGGTCCAGTTCGCTCCAAGGTCCAGACCCGTCTGAGACGTGCCACCGATATGGGTGGCGTTCGATTGCTGTACCTGCACGCCGTCGGGTCGATAGATCGTGAATGTGTCGTTGTTATCCGGAGCCGTATTCCAGTCTGGTGTGACAGTCGCGGTCTGATTGCTTCCAGTGTAGTCCGTGATCATCCGGACCTCTGTGGTGCCGTCGATGACCGCCGCTACGATCATTCCGTTGTAGAAGTCGTCGATAGCCGAAGCGGAGGCGTCCAGTACAATGGTCGACGTGGAGACCCCGCCGGACGCAGATGTCCCTGCTCTGATGGAGACGAGCTTTCTCGGATAAAGAGCAAGCACCGTCGTCTTAGCGCCAGTAGATTGCACTCGGATCGTGGCAAGATCCGTAGTCAACTCCGTCCCTGTGAGAGAGAGGTAGCAGATCCCGGATGACGTGGCGATCTCGACAGCTTCGTTGGTGCAGTCGGCGAATGTATCTCCGTTCTTGGAGATCTCGGAGTCAGGAGCCGATGGGCTGACGGGGTCTCCGTCCGCGTCGAGCAACGGGAAAGAGATCACGTACGGCAGTCCGTAGACCGGGTACGGGAGTGCATTGTTCCGAGCTGCCGTGAACTCTGCCATATTCTCTTACCTCACCAGATCATCCGAGCTTGCGACCCACCGGACTTATGCATGAACGGCACTCCTCCAGCACGTTTGGACGCTGGGTGCCCCGGAGCTGCAAGATCCGACGCCTCGAATGACTCGAAGGTTTCGTTGCTACCGTACGAAGTCAACCCGGTGCGCAAGTTCCCGGTGATCGCCGTATCGGTCGTCGAAAGAATCTCGGCCCCCGACGCATAGCCCTTGATGGTCGAGCCGTTGGCCTGAACTTTCAGCGTCTCGGCGGCATAGACGCGAGGCGTGCTGGTGATGTTCGTCTGCACGCCTGCTACGATCTTCGTGATGTACAGCCTGTTCAAGTAGTTGGCGGTCAAATAGTAAGTGTTGGCCGCCGCCGCAAACCTGCACGCAGGCCCGGACAGCGTGCTAATCCCTGCAGCCGCAGCCGCACCGACGGCGACTTGGGCATAGTGGTCGGCAGACGAAAGCGCGCTCTCAGCGCGGGCCGCTTCAATAATGGCATTCGTGTTGACCTTGTAGCCCTTGTTGGAGGTCGTCCCCCACGTTCCTGTGACTTGCGTCCACGTCAGGTTGTTGCCCATCACCGTGGTCGAGTCGGCCCGGTCGAAGTTCTCCGTGATCGTCGTCTCGTGCGGTACCACGCCCGGCACGTCCCGCTGCAACTCCGCCGGTACGAACTCGCGCCAGTCGGCCTTCGCGACCCTGAACTTCTCGCAGTAGGCGTCGAGCACCTTCAGGCTGATGCTCGCGATGCGAGGGTCCTTGTTTTCTCTAGTCGCTGTGAAGATCTCTTTGAAATCTGCTCGCAGTACGTCTCGGATCAAAGACGTATGCCCATGCCCCCAAGTAAAGTTGTCCGACCTCTTAGAGCGGCCACCATAGAGCTCGAGTTTGAGACGGTTGTCGGGGATCAGCGGCTTATGGCAGTCGATGCCATGTGGATCCGCACCGTTGCAGAGTAGGTCAAAGAGAGCATCTTGCAGCGTGTCCCCTGCCGGCACGTAACCTTTACGGGACGGAAGCAGTGCTCGATCCTTGCCTGACAGCTTCAAGTCGGCCCACGAGCCGTTGCCAAGAGTGACATAGTTCGCGGAGTTCTCGATGGTCTCAGACTCACCGAAGAAGACGCTGAGCTTCGGATCGCCTCGAGATACTGCCTGATCCGCAAGGGGTCGGAGGTCCAGTCCAGAGAACCCCATTGGGGGTCTCCAAACTGCACCGTCCAGCACCCACGGACCGACAATCCACAGCATTTCACGGACTCGGCGGAATGATGCGTATAGAAAGAAAACCACCCGGGTCAGTGACCACAAGCAGGTGGTCACGGCCTGCTTGCTCGGCGATTACCAACCCGGGTAGCACTGGATCAGGTAGACCTAACCTGACGACCCGTCACCGACACGAGCACCCACCACTTCGCGCCTGTCGGTTAGCTTGGCGCTCCTGCCGCCGCTGGCGGATGTTCTCTGCGATCTGCCGAAGAGGTCCGCTGCGACTGCTGGAATAGGTCTCGACGTGAGTGCTCTTCACGGTTTGAGTCGACGAGACCACTTGCCGGCGGTTGACCGGGCACACTCCTCCCGGACACGGATCGGCCACGAGCGTCAAGCTGCCGGCATCCACCGGAATCGGCTGCTCGTCCGTCACTTGGATGAACCGGGAGCCATCCCACTTGTATTCGACCGCCGAGACAGCCCCAGACAGCATCAGCAGGGAGCAGATCACTCCCAGCACCATGAGAATCCGTTTCATCACTCGGTACTCCATTCAGGTTGTGGGCGAGGTCAGATCTCACACATGCGGGAGCACTGTGAGGCAGAGAACTTGCACTGTAGGTGCGACTTCTCCGCGTTTGTTATCGTTTGCAATCGCCTCGAGATCCCCAGTCACCTCTTGCGGGCCTCGGTACTCGAGTACGACGCTCCCGGACTCTGCGCCATCCGGGTAGATCAGCATGTAGCTGATGAAGTAACTCACTGCACGTCTCCACGACTGGAGCACATCACCCGACCAACCCGATGATCTTGATGATGAGCTCGATGAACGCGGCGATCTTGTCCTGATTGGCGACGAGCCACTCGAAGAAGTCACTGAGAGGGCCCGCCTTGTTGTTGGCGCCGACGACCGGGATCCCTTTCTCCACTGCGAGCTGGATCAGACGTTCGTCGGAAATCTTGGACTCGAGCTTGGCACGAGCTGCTGCGAGTTCGGCCCTGCTCACGATCAAACCCGCACCGTCCTTGCGGGCTTGCACCTTGGCGATCCGATCCTTGAGCTCTTCCAGTGCAGGGTTCCCACTGCCGGGGGTCGGAGGCACGACAACTGGGGGAGTCACGGGGGGAGGAGTCACTGATCCGCCAGTCACCGCGACGAGAGTGCCGTTGTTGTACGTCAGCGTGCCTGTGAATCCCGTGGTACCCGGGGGAGTGACCGGAGGCGTCACTGGCGGAGTCACAGGGGGTTGCGGAGGAGTCGGCGGTTTGGGGTCGGGCAGGACCGGCACTTTCCCCTCGGCGACCTCGGCGAACGCTGCTTCCAGACCCGCCTTGTCGATGCCGTTGTCCGCGATGCCATCCTTCTCGTACCACTCCGGCAACAGAGAGGCATAGCACTCGTCGATCCATCGGGTCGAAGAGAATGCCGTCCATGTGATCCGCCGCTGACCACCCCACGTTGAGATCAGCACACCCTTATCGTCGTACCCGAACGCCTGCACCTCGTGACCGCCAACGATCCGCGAGTTCGTCGGTGCCCAATCAGTACCATCTGCGGACGAGTACCACGTCTGCGGAAGGGCCAGCCCGATGTTCAAACCGCCGGACACGACGATCATCGTCTTGACCAGTTCCGGGTTCGTGTGATCCACGGACACCGAGCCGCGAGTCTTCCTGATCTTCCCGGCGATGCTCATGCCGGTAGTCTGCTGGAGTTGATTCACCGACGCCATGTTGCATCCGTTGTCGCCACCGCCGCAGAAGCTCCGGTAAGTCGAAAGGATTTCGTTATCCGAGGCGAAGACCTCGACCCCGTTCTCCACCGAGTTGATGATCCCGAACTGATGAGCACGAGACGAGATGACACAGCACCCGTACCGGTCGTTCAGGTACATCTTCTTGAGGACGTTGGGTGCTTTCGACCCGTAGTTAATCGCTGACGGCGGTGGAGCCTTCTTCTTCTCGGCGTCGATGAACTTGCCGACACGCGGGAAGTACCGGGTCTTGCCGTCCTTGCCGACAACAGCTCGGAAGTTGCCGTAGTCGTACTGCTTGTCAGGGATCTCACGGCCGAGCTTCGGTCCTGCGGGTTCCTGTTCACCCGGCTGTTCGTCCAGACCGCAGCATGACACTGGCACCGTCTTCTCACGAGGCATCGGAGCCTGATCTGCCGGCGGTTCATCCGGGAAGAACGAGCGGATCGTGAAGACACCATAGGCGTTGGATTCTTGTGCCTGCGGTCGATCCGCGGCGTGGGTGATGCTAAGCACCCCGAACATGAGCATGCAGAATGTGACCAGCTTCTTCATGACCGTGTCGTCTCCTGAGAAGGAATGGAACCGGCGGAAACTATACCGGATCATCCGCTCGGCTTGTCTCCAGTTTTCTCCGCCTGAGCCTGACCACGAGCAGCACTGCGAGCGAAGACGCCCTCGAATCTCTTGAGCTCTTCCTCGAGCTTGAGCGTCTTGCTCTCGAGCGCAGCTCTGTGCTGTGCAGACTCTTCGTGTTGCTGAGCCGAGTACTGATGCTGTTTCTCGCACTCTTCCAGCTTGTGCTGAACCCTACGAGTGTTCTCCGTGCACTCGGCGTGTTGCTCCTTTATCACGAGCAGCTCCGAGTCGAGCTCGAGCTTGGCTCTCTGCACCGCGGCGTCTGCCTCGAGCTTAGCCTTCGCCAGCATCGATTCGGCATCGTGCCTCTTGTTTTCGAAGTACTTCTGCACGAGCATCGTGACGAGAGGTACAACTACGAGCGTGCAGAGAGACACCACGAGAGACGTGTTCGCCACGTCAGACGCCGCTTTGAGGGTAGGCTCGTCTGCGAAGACTCCGAGAAACATCAGTAACCTCCATTTACCTGATGGGTTCAACGACCGTGAAAGCACTGTTCTTGAGAGTGCCGGTGACAACCGGGACCCTCTTCTGACTTTCACGCTGCAATCTCAGTCCAGCGAGCAGCAGCGCTTGTGCCACAGTCTTCTTCTTCCTCAACGCCTCTGTGACGATGTTAGAAAGAGTCTTGTCGTTGTTAAGCAGTCTCGCAGGCTCCTCGAGATACTTCGCCTGACCACGTGGCCCCCAGTAGACCCCACCTAGGTGCTTTGGGCGAGGGAGACCTTCCCACGCCATCGCAATGTTCTCATGGACGTTCGCTGCATACGAGGCCGAGTACCCGACTGTGACGCCGACCTTGGGATCCTTAGCGAGCTTGGCAGCATGGGCCCGCAGAGCGTTGACGACGCTGTTGATCCTTTCCACTTTCATGGCGTGCTTCCGGGAGGTCCGCTGCGGAATCTCAACAGACCGGCGAGCCTCCTGATGACTCGATTCTTGAGATCACTGGTCGAGTCGAACATTTTCACTTGCAGCAGATTGCCAGACGAGTCACCATCTGCAGCACCGCTCCCAGTCCCATTCCACTGCTCGAGAGCCGAGTAGGTCGAGTCCGGAGCGAACCACATCAGATCTCCGATCTTGACGTCACAACCCGGGCCGAGCACTACCGTCGCATCCAGCGACACCTTGTTTCCTTGAGCGTCGAGCATCTCCGAGGTCGAGTCGTCAATCCGAAGGAAAATCTCCTCTGGAGTGCCGACAAGCACCTCAGCGTAGTAATTGACTCCGGTCTGCCGCCATAGAAGCGCCCTCTGCAGCAGATCCATGTACTCGAATGCTGGCATGGAGTCCTCATCGGAGCCTCACGACGACCTGTCGTCTGCGTCCGTTTGTTCAGATGCGACTCGACCGAGCCAAGCGCCGGAGGCCCTCTGCTGCTTCATCATGGCGTTGAGGCATCCAGACGGGTCGGATTCGATCGCTGCCTGTTTGTAGTCGTTGTTGTCGGATCGCACGAACGACCCGGACCCACCGGCTGTGTTTCTTGACTTGTACAGAGGATCCAGAACGGTGTAGTAGTACGCCGCGAGCCACCGCTCGACCATCTCCGCTTCGCCAGATGTGAGAGACATGCTCTTGCGAGATGCACAGGAGACCACTCTGTCAACCATCAACGACGCCTTGTCGATGTACGGTTGGAGAGAGGTCTGCCCGTCCCAGTTGGGTTGCAGCATCGGATTCCCGGTTGGGCTACCGAGAATCTCGCCGACCAGTGTTTGCGTAGTGCGAGCTGCCACGCCAAGTCCCTCACGAAGTCACGAGACCCTTGAGGATCTTGAGGATGTCTTCTTTCTTCGAGTTCTGCTTGATCGGGATCTCTTCCGCCTCGCAGTGCGCCACCAGCTCCTTGAGCGTCATCGCCTCGAACGTGGCGTACTGGCCCGCTGTCACTTGGACGGTCGGAGCCGATTCCTGAGGGGAAGAGGTGGAGACACTCCCTTGCGCCGTCTGGGCGGTGGGATTGGTGATATTCGGGGCCGAGGTGAGGCTCGCTCCCCGAGTCTTGGCCAGCTCCGCGATCCGTGCGGCGAAGTCGTTCAGAGTCTCACCCGGACGCATCACAGTCTCGGGATCCACATTCGGACCACCAGCGGAGTTCTCGTGGATCTTCTCGAACTTCTCCGGCCATCTGGCCGAGAGGTCGATGAAGTCGCGGACGATGTTGCGACCTGCGACTCCAGCGTGATACCGGCGATTCAAGCCGGTGTCGGGATCCGTGCCTTCGTGCTTGCCATGCAGCAGCCGTTGCACGTAGATCTTCCTTGGTTGGACCGGCGACGTTGCCACTGCCGGATCCGAGGTCTGCGTTGCCATGACCTGCTCCAGTACTTGAGGGACTTGAGAAACAGAAACACCGCCCAGAATGTCTAGGCGGTGTGCTGACTTAGTGAGACGGTAATCACCAAGCCATTACGGTGCTCACGACGTGGTGGCGTGAAGGATGCCGCAGTTGCCGTAGAAGTCCGCACGGATCTGCGGGACGTTGATGCACATCACCTTGAAGTTGAGCTGCATCCCGCCCTTCGACTCCCACTGCACCGTCGTGATGTCCATGCCGACGACCGCACGGACCACGTCGCTCGTCATCTGGACGAAGATGAAGGTGTACGGGTTGGCAGACGCGATGTCTTCCAGACCCGGACCGTAGGTGGACAACGCGGCGCCGGAGGTGGCATCCGTGAGCGATCCGAACAGGAAGTCCAGACGGCGGATGTCCTGCACCCCATCGATGGCACGGAGCCGTTCGCGGAGCGTCTTGCTCGGAGCGACCGCACCCGAGGTGGTGCTGACGTAGTAGTCGCCGTCGAGGTACTGGTCCCAGTCCGTGGAGTTGTACACCATGAACGGGCCGTAGAACTTGTGGGTCCGCAGGTAGTTCAAGCAGGCGTTGAACTCCCGTTGCAAGGTCTCCGGCGTCCACCCGGTCGCGGTCGGGGCCGTCATATTGGTCTTCGTCAGCCGACTCGGGAAGTCGGTATAGCCGTAGACCTTGGACGTGCGTCCGTATCCGCCGACCTGAGTCGAGTTCCCACCGTACGTGATGCCGGCGGCACCGTTTCCGATGGTCATCTTCTCGATCCGCTCCGCGACACGACGGCCAGCGGCCTCACCCATCGTGGCGTCCAGCGGCGTGCCGGTGTTTCTCGACACCGCAAGGCGACGACTGGAGAACCAGAAGTCGGAGTGCGTGATCGGGAGCGGCAGACCTTCGAGCTGGAACTTGGGAGCGTCTCCGCGACCCTCGGTCAGCCCGTCCATGTCCACGAGAGCTTCGCCGGGATCCGACATGGTCTCGTGCTCGAGCACCATCTTGGACATGCCGTTGAAGCCGCCGTAGGTACTGGCGCTGGCAAGGTCCGCCCATGCACGGAGGCGGTAGCGAGCGGCACGGAGGACCATCTGGTCCAAGTGCAGCCACTCCTCTTTGCGGAGCGAAGTCGCGTTGAAGACCGGCGAGTGGATGCCGCGTGCTTCGAGGTTGGCAATCGGCACCTGCACCTTGACGGGCACTTCGATTCCGCGTTTGTGGTCGTATTTGAACTTGCCGGAGTTCACGATCACACACCGCTGACCGCGGGTGGGAGACGACGGGTCGCTGTCGAAGAACGGGCGGAGCATGCCCGGATCGAAGCGGTTCGAGGCAAGCACTTCCCCAACGGCACCCTGCCCGCTGAGCTGCCCGCCGGAGTTGATGATGAAGTCTTGCACGAACATGGGACTGGGTCTCCGTTAGTACGGGTCAGAGGTCGGATCGTGGTTTGTGAGGTTGGGGGGCCCGTTAGTACGAGCCTTGCCCCCTCCCTCGATCTCACAGAGCGGAGCCGTGTCAGCGGCTCATCTCGTTGGTACAAGTGCTCTGTGAAACTCTCGGTGGTCGTTTACGCCGACATGCCGAGGAACTTCGTCCACAGCAGCTCGTCTGCCGTGATGAATCCGTGGCGAGCTTCCATCGACTGGAATGGCGTCGCGGTGTACGCCGAGTTCGCGATGATCTTGCCGGTCACCGTCTCGACTCCGAAGAGGTCGCCGATGGCCGTGTCTTCGACGGAGCCGGTACCCGACACGTCGCCGAGAAGCATGTTCAGCTCTTCGCCAGCGATTGGCCAGTACACGAATCCACGCGTGCCATCAACGTACGCGTCGGTCGGGAGCTTGCCCTGCATCGAATCCGGAAGCAGGACGCAGATCGGGCCCTTGGCGCCCGTCGCACGAGTGACCGCACGCATGGTGGGGCGTCCACCTTGAAGAGCGGTTCCGGGGACGATCTCCATGCACACACCCGGCTTGGGAGTGCCGGAGATGACGCACTCATCGAACTTTCCCTGCGGATTCGCAGAGACGATGATCTGACTGCCCTTTGCCATTGTCTGGGTCTCCGTGATTCACTTGCAGGGAACGGTATGCCGGCATCACCGGCTCATGTCCAGATTAGGCACTGGATAGCCTGTTGTTGATTACGCCTTGCCGGAGCGCTCCGCGGAGATTTCTCCGTAGTTGAGAGTCGGGGGCCAGTCGAGTTCCTTGACCTCCTGCACGTCGTTCACCCCGCCGCGGTTCGCGGTGAGCAGCTCGGGACCGCCGCCGGCGCCCATGAAGAGCGGTTGCAGTTCGGGCTGAGAACTCTGGTTCGTGACCGGCGGAAGCAGGGAGACCAGACTGCGGAGTTCCGGGATCCCTTTCTGCATCAGGTTCGTGACCATCGCCTGCTTCTGCGTGGCGTCGGTCATGTTGGCGACGAGCCGGTTGACGAGCACGGACTTGTCCCGTTGCATGGCGTCGCGGCCGTAGTTCATCACCTCGACCTGCTCGGGGGTGAGAGCTGCCGGAGCCGCGGAGTTGGCGACTACCGTTTCGGTCTCGGTCTTCTTGGTCTTCTTCGAGTTGTGCAGCACCTTGAGCGTGTCATCGGACAGCTCGTTGAGTGCCGCCTTCTCCTTTCGCAGGAGCAGTTTGCCGTCAACTCGGACAGCATCGTCGTACGATCCATGGAACCTGTCTCCTGTTGGTTGGAGTTGCCAGTGGGTTTCTTCGGAGCGAACCGCTCGTGTGCGTACTTCTTTGGCTCAAACGAGACCATGTTCCCATCATGGTCGTAGTGCACTGAGCCATGTTTGTCGTGTTCGGTGTATCCAGTCTTTGTTCTGATTACTGCCCCGCCGTTCGCTCTTTTGAGCTCGAGACGGTCCTTGTGACTGGTGCCAGAGCATGGTCCGGGAGTTCCACCCTTGCCACCACAGTTCATGCACAGACCGGTCTCGGTGTTGAAGACACATGCCTCTGAGTTCGCGGAGTATTTTCCACCCAAGAACTTCTTACCGTCGATAGTGACCTTCGATAGTATCGGGTGCTTCTTTGCGATGTCTGCCAGATGCTCTTCCGTAGAGAGAACTCTGCCATGCTTGGCAATGTCTCTCTGCTCACGGTGGTGCATGATGGCAGCTCCGTGAGCCTCCGCAGCCGAAGAGTGGAGCTGTCTGCGAGCTTCGTCTCCTTCAGCGAGAGCTCTGGAAGATGCCACTTCGTGAGCAGATCTCGCACTCACATGGGCATCCATTGCCGCTTGGTGATGCTCTGGACCAGCACCTTTCTTTGATGCCAGCTTGGACGCTGCAACTGCGGCAGAACTTTGCGTAGAGGAGTAGTCGCCGTGCGCTCCTTTTGCTTTCGCTTTCGCTCTGCGTGCTGCGAGAGCAGCGGCACGAGCTTGAGGAGAGAAGGCGTTCTCCGTCATCTCCTCATCTTCCTCTTCCTCTTCCTCTTCCTCTTCCTCTTCCTCTTCGAGCTCGCTCTCCTCTTCGAGCTCCGAGTCGTCTTCATCCTCTTCTTCGTCATCCTCTGCGGCGTTGAAGACCCCACACCCATCTTTCATGGCGCAGGCTCCACGCTCATTCATCAGAACGGCGACGTGATCGGATCGGTAGTTGCGGGCGATGGCGTCGTAAGGAGTGCCGTTGAACACACCACGCACTTCTTCGTTGCTCGTAAAGAGCCCGGTGGACAGCTCGAAAGGCTGACCCGAGTTCAAAGCGGCCCACGTCTCCGGAGCTTTGTTACGGGTGTGCTCGTCGTCGAACCAGCCATCGGCACGGAGCTTTTGTCCGTCCCATCTGCAGTTTTTGACCACTCCGAGACCAACCCGATCGATCACACCGGGGTGCGCCGCGGACAGATGCTCGTTTGTGGTCGGATCCGTAGGGTGGCCGAGGGTCAGAGGCACTCCATTCCAAATCGCAGGATTCTTGGAGACCTCTTCGGCCGGGTAGTAGAGGCGCCCCTTCGAGCCATTCAGCACACCCGGCACGATCAGCGACATCGGAGCGATGGTGTACGAGCGACCATTCAAGGTCACTTTCCGGATCTTCTGCCCGGAGAAGTTGAACGCCAGTTGCTCGTAGTGCTCGTTCATCGCGTTCGCAGTGGGCGTGGTCTTGATCTTGCACGGACCGGGCGTGCCTCCGGTTCCTCCGCAGTTGTTGCAGAGGCCGGTCTCGGAGTTGAACACACACTTCTGTGATTCGGTTGCCATCGCTGGGAGACAGATTAGCGGAGGTCTCCGGTTTGGGAAACGGCCTGATCCCAACCTGCCAATTGTTTACTCCTCGGAGTTCTCATCCAGATTGGGGCCGCGATCCGGATTACTTCCGACAAGTCTAACATGCTGGTACCAGTTACCCTGACCTCGATCATGGAACTTGACGGTCTTGATGGTCTCTCCGATCTGCTCCATCTTCTTGCGAAGATATGCAAGATGGACTCGGAGACAGGTCAGGTTTGTCATGTCGTCATTGAGGCATGCAAAGAGCTCATCTCGGCTATGGAGTTTGCCGTCAGCGAGAACTGCAAGTATCCGGCACTGGGTCGGTGTGTACCGGGTTCTATCAGGTGTAGTATCGAGCATCCCTTATCGTGCCTCTGCAGTCCCACGGCCTCTTAGATCGGCATAGGTTCGGTGGATCGAGTTTCCGGCAGCATCCAGCTCGAGGATCTCAACCTTGACAGCCTTGCTCTTGTCGGCAGGGCGCCCGTCGGCATCCATGAAGTTTGCCACCGATGCGACTCCCCCATGAGGAGTGGGCCCGTCGATTCGTTGTGACGTCAGCATCAGTCCGCACCTGCTTTAAGGATCTTCTCGAACGCTGCATACTTCTTCGGTCTACTAGCCTTGATTAGACTGTCTACCGTATACATCTTGGCCATCTCAGCGAAGTCCTCATCCGGAGACTTCGACCCGTATTCGGAGACAGGTGGCTCCTGCTTTTGAACCTTGGCGTAGTCCGAGTACTCTGGTGGACGTGTTGATCCCCAGAGCTTGTGCGCAAGGTTATGACCAGACTCGTGAGCGATCGTTCCTGCTGAAACTGAGCCCCCGTTGTACACGACCATATGACCATCACCACCAGTAGCGGCGCTTACGAGATCTTTCATCCCATACTGCTCAGCCCAGTACTCGTCGTACTGGTTCTTTTGCGAAGAGAAGGTGATGGTGTGGGTTGCTCCGAGAAGCGTAGGATGGATGTCTCTGTAGACCAGAGCGGTCATCGTATCGACGACTACCTGTCTCAGCTTCGGTGGATAGCTAACTCGGACAGACTTCCCATCTCCAATATGGAGATCGAAACCTACCATAGTCTCTGAGACTAGCATGCCATGCCGTCGGATCTCTTGCGCCGAAGAGCTCTCTGCCGACTTCACTGCCGACTCGACCACACCCCTCTTGTGGATGTTGAGATCGGCACCCTTCACTCTCTCTTTCAGGTCGGCCAGAGTGATCCCTGAGGAGTGAGAGAGCTTAGGTCCGGCATCCGTGTCCGAATCCTTGACCTGCACACTCGCACTTCCAGTACGAGCCCTATCCGAGAGCATCTTGTACTCTGCGGACAGCTCGGCCTCTTTCTTGATCTGCTCCTCTGTGCCTCCGCCTTCTTTGATACGCTTGCGTAGGGCGGTTCTCTCCCGCTCTACCTTAGTGATTCGAGACCGATCCTCTGGAGACAGCTTGCGGTACACCTCAGTCGAAACTGGAGGATGCAGACCGCAGGACGGATCCACACCCCCACCGGGACCGGTCGGGCAGAACCGATTCGCTACCGGAACCGCTTTGATGAGTGCGATCCATGACTTCGGAATTGGCCCGGTATATGCGACATCCGCACCAAAGACTCCGGAGTGCTCGCGGAGTAGATCTGCCGCCGGATTCGACGGGTCATACCGCATATCTGGAGTGACGTTCTTGTATAGGTGCTTCGGGATAATGACCTTGACAACTACCTTACCTCCCGAAATGAACTCGCTCGACTTGCCTACGGTCGCGAAGTTCGTGTCCTCAGCAGACTCCTGAGAGAGAAGCCCGTGCTTGCGGATCGACTCCTCTGCCTCGATTGGGGCCTCATGGTACAGATGCAGTCCATGCGGATACTGCACCTGCAATGCTTTAAGGAATGCCTCCCGAGCGCCTGCATCCGTTGCGATCTTCTTCTCGCTCACTTTGTAATCGACGAACGGAAGAGAGTGCTGCACTGCCGGTCTGCATGATGGATCGACACCACCGCCCTTCCCGGTGGGACAGAATGCGTTCCTGACCTGCGACTGCGGACGAGTCTTGGAGATCGGTTTGGATGGCTTCCAAGTGCTCTTCTTCCCTTCACGTCTGCGAGATGCCTTCACAGCCTTAACGATCTTCGCCTGAGTCCGCATCTGCCCAGCAGTCTTCTCTCCTACGTTGGCAGGGAGCCACGCACATCGACACCGAGGATGCCGAGGGATCATCCCTCTGCTTTCCTCGATGGAGAAGACTGCACCTTCGAGCGGGCGGCAGAGACTGCACACCCTCTCATCGAAGTTCCCATCGCGATCAGTGCTGGTGGACCACTCCACCGCGACGCCGAGCTCTTGAACTCCCATTGCCTCGAATGCAATGAGCTGCCCTTCGGCATGAGCACGGACGATCTCGGTGCGTGCGATGAGCTCTGCCCGTTGCTTTGAGATGTCCAGCTTCTTGACCAGATCCCGTGCAATCTCGAGCGGACCCTTCTTCTGCACCAGACCGTCGGTCAGCGTGCGAGAAAGCGATGTGAGCATGTCTGAGGTCATGCCCTGAATCTCGTCGAATGAGCGAGACGCTAGGAGCTGCACCTTCTCAACTGATACTGGGCGATTGAAAGACGACCGGACGAAGTCCTCTGCCGACCCCTGATAGAAGTCGAGCTGCTTCTGGTCCGCGGCCTGATCCTTGCGAGATCTGTTGACGTCATCGTATGCTCGGCCCAGTCCCTTTTTGAGACCCTGTTCGACGTAGGCTCTCCACAGATCCTCCTCGGTCTTGCCGGTGAGAGTCTGAAGGAGCTGCTGACGCATCCACTGCTGGAATGCTCGGATCTTGTCGTTGTCTGGATTGAACTGCCACGCTGCGTTAGCTGCCGGCGTTCCATCGCTTTCCAAGTCTCTCCCAAGCGGCGTCGAGAGCGAGTTCTTCGTCATCTGTGAGCTCGATCTCTTCTCCCGCTCCTCGAGATACGTTTCGAGTACCTGCCTCGACCGGCTCCCCGGAGTCAGATCGAAGATCGCCTTGGTCATCGTCAGGCCGTTCTTCTTCCACCATTGCTGCCCCTCTGGTGTTTTCATGATGTCGAGAATGCTCTCGGCACCGGGGAACTTCTTACGAGCCTCTGCCTCGAGAGCCTCGCTTTGCTTCGAGTAGCCGAAGTTGTCGAGACTCATGTCGTAGCCGAGACGCGGCCACGTATAGTACCCGTTCAACCTTCCGCCGTTGTATCCCGCCGCCATCGTTTCGATGTGAGAGAATCCAGCTTCGGAGCACGCCGCGACCTGCTTCGAGAAGATGTCTGTGCCAAGACCTCTCCTGTCACGATCTTGCACTGCGAACTCTGAGTTGTAGACGTGCTTCTGTCCGTCTCCATCGTAGATGAAGTGTCGTTCGCAGTAGTAGTCTGCGTGCTCCACCCGCACAATCAGCTTACCGGCGTCTGTGGTGATACTCACGGTGGATCCGGGGAGAGCCGCAACGAGCTTTGGCATGGTCTCTTCCGGGGTGCCCGGCAGACCTAGCTTCGAGAACTTCTCACGCACGAGCTCTTTCTGTCCATCAGAAATCTCCACCTCGATTGGAGCTGAGTGCTTAGGACTGCAGGTAGGGTCGACACCACCTCCGTGACCAGTAGGGCAGAATGCATTCGTAACAATGTCATGCCACTTGAAGCCAAGAGACTTCAAAGCCTTGAGCATCTTGGGCACTTTGGCCGCAACCGCTGCGTGACCCTCTTCGTGGCCGACACGCAGAATCTCTGCGAGAGCCTCTGCAGGATGCGAGGTCGCGTAGGCTGACAGCTTGGATGCCTCCTTCTTCCAAGCAGCCACGAACTCGTGCGCTCTTGAGAGGTGCTCCATCGGGCCATCTACTACGTGACCGAGCTCGTGAGCGATGACCGAGCTAGAGGCGCCCTTGACTACATGCAGGGTCCCGGTTGCACGGTCGTAGGATGCAAGGCGCTTCTCATCATCGATCTGATGACCCTGCTGCCTGAGACGCTTAGTGAGAGCGTCCGAGCTATCGTGTTCCAGAGTCTTCTTTAAGTTCTCCTTGACTGCAGTAGCGAAGCCACTCGGAAGGCTCTTGGAGATAGTTTTCACAGTCTTCTTGACGTCCGCACCGCACGACGGATCGCGTCCACCACCTTTGCCAGTAGGACAGAATGCGTTGACAACTACTGTCGAGTTTAGAGGTATCGTCCAGTAGTCGCCATGCTTGGAGAGCTTGCTGCGTTCTGCTCCAAGTTTCTTCGCCATCGACTGCGAAGCTAGGTTAGAGTGCTCAATATATCCTGTGGCACTTGTAAGTCCGTAAAGTCCTTTTAGGTGATCCAATCCTGCTTTGAGAAGCTCCGGCCCGATACCAGCACCCTTCTTCTCTATGTCCATCCGAGTCATGTAGACAGACTTTGAAGCGTGTTGGATATCCAATGTCAGAAGTCCAATCTCTTTGTCTTTCCACATTGCCTCGTCGAGCCAATTCATTGCCTCTTTCTTGAGTCGAGCAGAGAAGAATGCTCGAGTCTTGTCCTCAGAGATCGAGACCTTGATATGAAGACGAGGAGTCTCTATCGAAGACTCATGGTACTTTGTCTCTACTCCGGACGGGCAAGGACCGGGTACGCCAGAGCCGAGACCACCGCAGTTGAGTGCAAAGGGATCGTGATTGGACGGGGCTAGACCGAAGGAGTCCTCATCAACCACGAGCTTGACGATACGACCCTTGAGGATGGCGAACCGACGATTGATCTCTTGGGAAAGTGCTCGACGGAGTCCACCCGTTCTCGACGGATCGAACCGCGAGGGTGAGATGCTCTTGATCTTTCGCAGTTTCTTGGAGCGGTCCTTCACGACGCCTCCATCCCATCCGTCACCACCACGGCAGCGTCATCGTCCAGCGAGTCCAACGTGTCGATCAACTCAAGGACCGTCTTGGCACAGTCCATGTTCAGAGGAGGATTGAGATCGTTCGCCTTCTGCAGCTCCTCGAGGAGTTCGGATACCGGCTCCGCCCACCCGTCTCGGTAGAGCTGGTGCATCAGCGGAGACTCCGGCTGTTGCTCCATCCAACGACCGACGAGACTCCATCCGCTGTTTGTAGCGAGTGGAATCTCGGACCCGTCGCTGACCCTGAGAGAGAGTGGCATGCTTAGTTCTTCCGTTTCGCCGCGTCCGGTAGCTTCTTGTTCGGAGTGTCCATGAGCTGCTTGAGCTCCTTCATGGACTTCACTTCGTGCATCGTACCAACCCGGAAAGATCCGAATCCGCGGCGGTAGAAGATCCGTCTCTTGGAGACGTCGTGCTTGCCGGGTCCGTTGGCGTTGAAGACTGCCGTGTCATCGAAGACTACTGTGTGGAACGTGGCTCTGTTCGCTTTCTCCCACTTCGCTTTCCGCTGCATGGCGGACTGCTTCATGGTGATCTTGTTGTTGCCGTTGTCCACCATGGTCTTGAGTTCGACGCCGTGCTTGATCCGTCCAGAGGCGTCTCCGACTACGATGTCCACCGGCTCGTTGTCCTTGAATGAGAGACCTCCGATTGCACGTGCGAACGCCGGCTCGTTGTGCTCCTCGGCGTACCGCTGGATCGTCTTGTCGACTCTCTTCGCGGATCCAAGTGCTATGCGAGCCTTATCGCTCATGTGCTTGGTCTCGCCAGATCCGTCCCTGCCGCATGTCGGATCCACTCCACCGTTCGGACCAGTCTTGCAGAAGCGGTTGAACACCATCTCAGCGTTTCTGGTCGCCTCTTTCTGCCTCTTCTTGCTTGCTGCGAGCTCCGCTTTGGTCTTAGCAATACGGGCGGCGATCTCCTCGGCGGACCCATACTTCTCAGTCAGCGCTTTGTATCGAGCTTTCGCGGCATCCTCTCGTGCCTGCGCCGAGTCCACTTTCCCTTGCAGATCCTCGATCTTCGAGGCATTCTTCTCGGAGATCTTGGGAGCCTCGACTGCTGGCACTTCGAGTAGCGCCTTCTTCAGTTTCTCATGTTTCTTGGCAACCTTACGAGAGCTCTTCGCCGCCTCCCGGTAGACCTCTGCTGCTGGGTGATCGCCGATCTTGGACGCCTCGGTCTCCCAGTGTGCTGCGGTCTTTCTGTGCTCCGCTGCTTGCTGTGCGTGGTGCTCTGGGTCGTTCGACGAGCATGAAGGATCAACGCCCCCACCGACACCGGTCGGACAGAAGCTGTTCTCGATGAAGTCGTCTTCCTCTGGCTGCTCTGGTGGTACGTAGCCGTCCTGACCCTCTTCCGGAGCCATCGGTCTTCCACCAACCATCGGAGCGGTGGTCATCGTGTCTTGTGCTTCGTGAGCTTCCGCCGCGGCGTCGATGATCTGCCGAGCTCGGGCGTCTGGGACAGAGTCGAACTCCGTCATGAACTCGTGCGGTGGGATCATCGCTTCGAGACCGCCACTCACGTAGGCGGAGTACGCTTGCGTCCGCTGCAGTAGCACTGCCGCCTTGTCTTTGGCGGTCATCGAGTCCATGTCCGGCCACTCGATGGAGTACCCACCGGTGGTCTTGATGACTGTCGAACCGACTTCCCGATCTTGGATTTCAATCTGCTCCGTGTCAGCGTTGTAGACTTCGACCTGCACTTTGCGAAGACGGCGGTAGGTGCCCGCTCCGAGATTCTCGACCGCCTCTCCGCCATCGGTCGGGAGATCCTCTTTGGTCTTCTTGGGCTCGGGCAGCACACCCATCTGGATCAGCCGGTCAACCAGCGGGATGATCTGCCGCGGAGTGATGGTCCTCTGCTGTCTCTCAGGAACCCGACGGAGGTAGAACGCCTCTCCGTCCTGATCACCGGCGAGCACTCCCTGCTCCGTGCCCATGAACACTCGCATCGGGCAGCCAAGGTTAAGAGCGATCGCAGTCAGACGCACTTGGATGTGAGGAGTCGGATCCACTACCGATGGAGCGATAGTCGACCACGCACCGCCGAGGCCGAGGAGATCCCGCTGCAGGGAGTTGTTGACGTTATCGACAGCGTCCTTGATCTTCTCGACATTCACATCGACATCGCCACCCATCTGGGGGTGCGTCGAGAATTGCAGGATCGAGAAACAGCTCTTCCAGTACCCTTCCGCACTGGCGCCGTAGATCTTCCGCAAGTCGAGTAGGTCGTTCAGCACCGCCCTCATCCGAGGACTGCCGAAGATTTCGGAGCTCTGCAGGTTGTCGGCGATATGAATCACTCTCGACCAGTGAACTCGCACTGTCGCAGTCGAAAGCCCAACACCTCCATGCTGCTCCCTCGGATCGTTCAGTGTGACCCGGTACATCACTGGCTTGCCGAATCGAGGATTCCGCAAATCGGCCTCGTACTGCACGATCTGGACCATCGACTCGTCAAAGCACCGCATGAAGACCAGATTCCTTTTCTGACGCCCTTTTCCGTCCTTGGACGGGGTTTCTGAGGGAGAGAGCTGCACGCCGACATACTGGGCGTCCGTTCCTTGGATCCCTTCCGCGATCGGGTTCGCCTTCATCCCGTAGGGGCTGTAGTCGTACTGCCCGTCCGTGGAACTGAAGTTCTTCACGTACGTATTGAGGAGCGCTTCTTCCTCGCTCTTGACTGCGTCTGGTAGCTTCGAGTTGACAACCGGAGATGATGGGAACTTATTGCGGACTGTCCCATCGGACATCTGCATCGTGGCCACAACGCCGTCGACCGGCTGATCAAGCATCTTTCCATCATCGATCCCGAGCAGGATCAATCCGAAGTGCCCGATGCCGGAGAGGATATCAGCCCTCTTCAAGTAGTCCCACACTGGCGAGCCCGACTCATCCTGATACCACGACTGCTCACCACGGAGTGTCTTGCTGAGGTTGTCCCATGCCTTCTCGAACTCGGTCTCGTCCTCGGGATCCTCAGTTTCGTACACCGTCGGTTGCACCTGCCAGCACTCTTTCGGCATGATCTCCACAACACGCCGAGCGATTGGCATGCGGTCGTAGAGTTCTTTGTAGCCCTCGACACTCGCAGCCGCAGAGTTGGTCTCTGGATATCCGCATTCAGAGTTGAGGTCTCTGCGCCTGTCGAAGAAGCGGTCGAAGAAACCCTTACGAGACATGAGTGCGTTCTGGATCATCTCGCGATTGGCAGTCACCGGATCGGACACCGGGTGCGAGAAGAAGAGTTCGGACATGATCGGTCAGTCCCTTAGACCAGTCGGTAGATCTCTGCGACTGATCTGCCCCCTAGCGAGGAATCTTTTCACGCAGTCGGAGCAGTACGGTCTTGAGCCGAACAGTCTAGCGCAAACTGGCGGCGGGAAATTGCGAACGGTTCTTAGCTTGAATTCAACCGCATCCGCTCTCAAGTACTCCAGAGACTCGGCGAGTAGCATCTTCTTACACTCGCCGCAGCTCACGACCTTGAGATCTTTGAACTTGATCCCGAATGGCAGAGATCCTAGTGGCTTCGTGATTGCGGAGACAATCCGCTTCTGAGCTGCCTTCTGGACTTTCTCCAGCTTAGCTGCGTTGGATAGACGCTTCGTTTCTTTGGAGACACGCCTACGGTGCCCAGCGAGCATCCGTAAGTAAGCGATCGACCCCGGCCTGAACGCGTCCGAGAGCTGCGTCGCTCCTTTTGAGGTCGTTTCTAGCAGCACTCCGCAGAAGTCGACGAGACCTAAACCTCTGATCGTAGCGAGGCAGAGACCGTCGCTCTGAGGAGGTCTTCTTACAGACGTGCTGCGTGATTCGTAGCTCCAGACTGCCACTGTGTTACTCCGGCATTACGAACTCCACCCCCGGCCACGCCTCGCACTCCCACAGGTTCAGCGGGTTGCCGTGGCAGTCACCGCACGCAACGTCAATCGGCTCGCCCCAAGGCGTTGAGCCACCGGAATCGACACTACCGTCACCGCCGCACACGCCGCACTTCACGCGGTCGAAGCGGTACTCTGCGACCCAGACTTGATTCTCGTTGCGGATGTTTACCGGCCACGTCGTCAGCCGCACCGTCTCGATTGGTTGCGCCGTGTTGACAAAGGGGCGAGGGATGCGGCCTGTGCCTTTGTCCCACCCGTGATCGTCAGGATCGAGATACGGGCCGCTCCACATCCTTCCTCCGCAGTCAGGGCATGGTCCGTAAGGCGGGTCGCTGTTCTCGCGAGTGAACTCACCCGCTCCTTCGCAGTTGTCGCACTCCACCGTCTGCCTCGGCGACCAGATCAGCGCGGCGTGGTGCCGCAGGAAGTCGGCCCATGAGAGGGTGATGGAGGCGATAAAGCCGCGAACCGTCTTGCCATGTCTGAGGAGTGTTCGACCGTTGCCGGGAATCTCCTGCCCGAAACATATCTCGCAGTCATCGTCCACGCGGATAACAAGCCAGTCGCGGTTTTGGTCGTCCCACCACCTATGCGCATTCGTTTTCAGCAACTCCCGCTCGCGGTGAATCAGTTCGTCTCGGCGTGCGCCGCCGCATCCATGCTCGCAAGCATTGGCGTAGTAACACTTCTCAGGCTGATTGCACTTGGGGCTACCGATCCTCGCCAACTCGCACTGCACTCGAATGAACTCGGCCCGCTCCACCTCCCCGCGATCCTCCAGCCAGTCCGCGTAGATCAGCCTCGGCGTGTCGTCCCCCGGCGACGAGAGGATCGCGGCGAGCAGTGCGTCACGTTCGGTCATCGCGATTCCCTCAACTCGCGGCTGATGGCTTCGACCAGAGTCTCCGACGCACATGGCGTCTCCTCGTGCAGCACGCTCAGAATCTCCGCGTACAACTCGCCCGGCGGGAGGACTCGCTTGACGCGGTGCAGCAGGGAACGCAGCTTGGCGTTATCGGCCACCAACGCCTCCTCATTCTGTGTCCGCACTGCGTCCAGTTCGGCTTCCTCGGCCGGTGTCAGGGGCTTTGGGCGGTAGTGCGTCGGCAAGTCCCAACTCGGAAAGAATCCGGCGTCGTGGCACCACGCCATATGGCCGTTTATCGTCTTTCCCCACCATGCAATCGCCATCCACTGGCCACGCAAAACCATAATCGGCGTCCCGTCCTTCGGTGCCGTGTCAATCGGTCGCCACCGATCTTCCACCTGAACGCGGGCCAGCAGGTCGCGGAGGCGGGCGTTCTCTGCCCGCAGCGCGGTGATGTTTTGATCCCACACCTCGGCTTTCATCGCGGCGATGTCGGTGACTCGCTCCACCTCGGCCCGCAGCGTGGCGATGTGCGAAGCCGCTTCCGCCGCAATCGTCACAGCAACGTGTTCACCGACGCAGACGCCGTTCTCCTCGGTCGCACCGGGGAAGTTCTTAGGGTCGTCCTTGAACCACGGGTAGCCGAGAGCACTGCCGAGCACTTGGCAGATTTCGTGATTTTCTTTCGCCCATGTGTTTTGCATTTTGGCGTGAGCCAGTGCTGATTCTGAGGCCTCTTTGTTTAATTTGGCCCGCAGCGTGGCGTTCTCCTCGGCGGCGTCGAGCACTTCAGACATCGCATCGCGGGCCTCGTATACCCAATCAGGATATACGTCGGTCGGCTTGCCGGTTCCACGCACGCCCGCTTCGAGATATGCATTGGACTCGGCAAGCAGCCGCGTTCGCTCGATCCCCTCCAACTCAGCCACCCGCTCACGCAGTCGCCGGATTTCGTCCACTAGGGCCGGGTATGCGTTGTGCAGGGCGACGATGCCGCGAGCGTCATCCTCCTTGGTGTCGTAATCGTCATCGCCAAGAATCTCAGTTCCAAACGCCAAGTGCGGGGGCAAAGGCATTCCCTCCACGAACACTTGCCCGCCCGGAAGTCTTTTCACGATCCACTCGCCCGGCGTCATGGCCGCATGCGCCGCGTCCAAATCGCTCAGCGAGATCGTTCGCCCGTCCGCTGTGGTGATGGTGTCTGTCGGTGTCATGCTTGCTTCTCCGTGGGATTGGACTCGGCGAGGAACGCGGCAATCTGCCGGTTGAACTTCGGCGTGCCATGATTGGCGACCCCTCGCAAAATCTCTTCCGCACGCTTCAGCCGCTCGGCCAATCGGTCGCGTTCGGATTCGGCGGCGTAGGCTCGGCGTAGCGAGGTCATCAAGTGGCCTCTCATAAGGACTTTGTTCACGCATGGGCCACTTGTCACAGCCCATTCCTCGTACTCGTGCGAAATATCCAATTCCATGTCAGCATCACTCGGCGGCGGAATCATCGGCTCGCTCATGACTTCTCCTTTGCAAATCGTTCCACCATCCACTCAGACAGCGGAAAGCGGTCGCCGGGCTTCCAGTCGGCGTCTTTCACCTCGCAGAATCGCTTCCTCGTCGGGCCAGGCCAATCCTTCGCCACGTGTCCGTGAGTTTCACCCAACCATCGCCACGGAGCGGCGAACAGGGTGAAGGAGTCCATGCACCATCAGAACAAGAGCATCCGCTTCATCAGGTGAGTGTCCGATCAGATCCACCAGTGTCACCGTCTTGTCGTTGGGATCCTTCTTGTGCTTCGGAGGCAGGAGGAGCCTACCCTCTCCATCTCGTTTCTTTGGGATCGGCTCGAGCTGCGCTCTGTACTCCGGGTACCACCTCGGAATTGAGAACCCTGCCATATGACGCCCACCGAGCTTGACGTCCTCCGGCGTTGGCTTCTCTATGCACTGAACCGGAAGGAACCACCACCCATGCGGGTCAAGGATTTCTGACAGATCTCCATAGAGCTGGGATCTCCGATTGATGAATGTGTACCGCTCTTCTTTGGTCTCGACCCTATTCCTGAGAGGAAGCCGGACTCGCTGAGGCATGTCGCCGATTGACTCACCGAATGCCACCGTCCGAACCGGATACCCTGCTGCACGCAGTCGATCTGCAAGCTGCTTACCACCCCCTCCGCGATCCACACAGAACCGCTCGCATGGGATCCGATGCTTGTCGATGAACGCCTTAGCCTCGAAGAAGATGTCGTTGGTGTCCGGTGTCTTGATCGAGTACTTCTCAATCACGCCGTACTCGTCGCCAGCGCAGAATGCCGTGTTTGCAGACCCCTCACCGGGATCGCACCCACCAGACTTGGCAATTCGTCTCTGACCTCGAAGAGCGTCCGCTAGTACCTCGGCGTGAGAGAGCCACTCTCCCGGAAATAGCTTGAGCTCCTTACCCTTGTACCACTTGGCATACAGCTTGACAGCTTGCTCCTCTGGGTCCCATACTTGCAGATTCTCTTGGAACTCCGCCCACGGTTTCATACCGGGCACTACGATTGTGTTGTCAGGCTCGATCCCCTGAGACTGCTGCCAGCGAGCGAACTGCACATTCGGCGAGTGCTCTACATCGAGCTGAAACACCTTGCGTACGAATCCCTTCCCACTCTTCCGAGGGATGTCTCCACCCTTATCCTCTGTGCCCGGCTTTCCCTCGAAGGCATACCGAAAGAAGTTCTCGCACGGCCACGTGTTACCGATGTACAGCTCGCGATTCGCCCACGACGAGCACATCTTCTTGATACGGTTGTGGAGCGAGGAGCTCTCATCACCGATGAAGAACGTCCTCCAGATGCCATCGCCAGTCTGTCCGATGTGGTGCCCTTGCAACGCTGCTTCGGTCTGCTCACTGGCCACCATGCCGATGACGTAGGACTTCGGGCACTCCTTACCAGTCGCAGGATCGATCTTGCGGAGCTCCTGCTGCAACACGATCAGAGGACCGCCCTTTTCCACTTCGAGCGGGAACGCTGATGTCTCGATGAAGTTGTGGATCTCTCCCCATAGCACTTTAAGGTGATCGTCCTTCGCAGATGTGGTCACGCCGCGGCATGGCGTCTTTCTCAGGAACGCCAGCACCGCACAAAGAGCCGCGATGAAGTCTTTCCCCATCATGTTCGCCGCAGCGACATAGGTCTCCCGGTTGTCCTCGAATGAGTAGATGATGTGCTGCTGCTCAACTGAGAGCTTGAGATGTGGCCACAGAGTCTTAGCGAGTTTGATTGGGTCCGCTATCGTGAGTGGGTTCATGTCTTCTGCTTCTTCTTCCGTTCCGCAGCGGCGACGCGGTTGTTTTCTGCATGCTCTTTACACAGTGCTCTGCACGACTCCGCCTGCTTAGAGCATCCGCTCCATCCGCACAGGCCCATCGCCCTCTTCTGAGCGTACAGCCTTCTCTTCTCTTCTGCCGCCAGTTTGCGATGGAGCCTACAGAGAACCGCCGTGCCGGTCTTTGTACGGCGTCCGCAGCGTGGGCACTGCTTGTACTTGCGGCGTTCTGTGTAGACGGGTGCTGATGGCATAGATCACCGCATATCGTCAGGACCAACCCCCGAGGATGTAGATCTCGCGTCGCGCCTCATTCATCATCCGTGACCTCTGCTTGTACGAGTGTTGGTGTCTCGGCATGGAGTGTCAGCTCTCCACTCTGAATCTGCTTGATATGCTGTTGGACTGGATCCTCGATCTCCGACCTCGGGACGATGTTGTTCCAGTTGAAGTTGATGACCGCTGCCGCCGACTGCTTGTCGCTCTTGACCAGCCCGAAGATCTTGACACGCTGCTCTATGCACCACGCGATCCGCTCGAGGAACCGAGGATCACCCGCCTGCCCTTTGGTTGTGGTCTTCGTGTTCTGCTCGGTCGGCATCATCTTCTTCTCAGGCTCCATGCCGGAGAGCTTCGCCGCCAGTCCGGATACTCTCGCTTCGACGGTCTGCTCCGCCTCGGCACGCATCTCCCTCTTGATGTCCTCAGTGACAGTGACGAGATCCTCGCATGAGCGCTCCCACGCCTGCCATGCCGCTGTCTCGAGGTTGTCGATCTTCGCCAGCTCCCGAGCTTGGATCTCATCGAAGTTGGTCAGCGTCTCCGACACCCACTGCTTGCGGATCGCTTTCAGATCATTGTGAATGCAGGGTTGAGTCACACCCTCCAACTCTGCGATCTTCGACTGAGTGAGACCCTTCAAGTACAGATCAGCGACCCTATTCCGCCGCTCCATGATCAGGTACTCTTCAGTCTTAGTCATACCCACAGTACTCACCCCCACATCACAGGTCCGAATCCCGCACTCGTCACGGTGATGCGTTACGCGTTCACGATCAGAGGAATATCGCACCCCTCGTCACTCTCCTGCATCTCGCACCACTTCTCGGGATCATGGACTCCAGCGATCCCAGTGACCGACATGCTCGTGGTCTCCTTGAACTGCTCGCCGGGAACGTACACCACCGGATTTTGCCAGTAATCGACGAACAGCTTCTCGAGATCATGCCGCCCCATCCGCTTCGGCAGCGAGAAGATCGGATTCCAGTAGTGCAGTCTGCGAGCCATATCCTCACCGTCCATGATCCTGACCTCGAGCAGCAGAGTATGCAGCGGAGATCGGACCATGAACCGATACTCTCCCAAGACACCCTCCTCGATCTCCCATCCGTAGAGAGTCCGAGTAGTCGTCTTTGGATACTGGATCGTCAGAACTCCATCAGTCATGACTGCGCCCTTTTATGCCTCGAACGCCTCGACAACCACCTTGGTACCGACTGCGCCCCAGATGCGAAGAGCCCCGACACCAGCTGTACCAGTTCCGGATGCTTGCTGCCTGAAATACCGCGAGAGCCTCAGGATGTAGAACTCTTCCGGCAGCACCTCGCCGAAGTACAAAGTATCGACTCCGTACTGGATCACTTCCGCAGTGTCCATGTTCTGAATGCGGATGACCCCCGGAGTGGCCAGCTCAGAGAGATCTACGTCCTCGTATCCGAGGACTCCGATGGTGATCTGCCCCGGAGTCGGACCTCCCTGCACCGACTGATCCGCACTGAAAGTGGTCGGCTGAGGATTGTAGTCCTGAGCACCGTTCCGAATGCGGATGCTTGAACGGATCTGGATCTCGTTGGCCATTGCGTGTGTCTCCTTGGACCACCATCATCGCGGTTAGGTTGTGTGGCCGGAGTTGAGAGTTTCCCTTTTCCTCTTTGAAGGAAACAAACAAAATATTGTACTGTCGTGGGTGAGATACCCTTTTCCTTCTCTCTCCTAGAGACACATATAAATAAGGGAGACGAAGGATCACTCAGTAGTGGCCGACTTCTTCTTCCTCTTCTTGCGACTGCTGTACCTCGGCGGCATTGTTGACCGCCGCTCCTCGATCATCGCTTCGAGCTGCTCCATCGTCGGCTCATTCCAGTTCGACTGTTGAGGAGAGCGCTTCGGGTACCGACTTCTGATCTCTTTGTCTTCGTAGCACGAGCCACACAGACCTCGAGCTCGAGACTGATGCGCCTTGTTCCGCTTGCAGTGTAGGCATCGCGGTGGCACTTCGACCATATCCGGCATGGCAGTCCTCCAGTAAGAAACAGGGGTGGCCCACATATCCCCACTCATCGCAATGGAGATACGCGAGTTCCCACCCCTACTCGGCAACACGCCGAGTTTCCAGTAGATCATCCAGCCTGCAAAAGACTCATGAACTCTGCTCGAGTCTTCTCATCGGTCCTGAACTGCCCGAGGCAGACCGACGTAATCATCTCAGCTCCCGGCTTCTTGACGCCTCTGCAGCCCATGCAGCTGTGCGAAGCACGGATCACGACGCCGGCGCCGCGAGCTTCGAGAGTCGTGAAAAGTGTGGTCGCGATCTGCCGTGTCAGCCGCTCCTGCATCTGGAAACGCCGAGCGAAGCAGTCCACCAATCGGGCCAGCTTGGAGAGACCCACGACATGCCCGCGTCCTTTGTCGTCGATTTTGGGGAGATATCCCACGGAAGCGACACCGGAGAAGGGCAGCAGATGGTGCTCGCACAACGAAACGAAGGAGATGCCTCGGACTGCGACGATCTCATCGCAGTCATCCTCGAACACCCTGCTGAGGATTTCCTTCGGATCCTCTTTGTAACCGGCCGTCATCTCTCGGAACGCCTTGACCACCCTCTTCGGGGTCTCCAGCAGACCTTCTCGCTTGGGATCCTCACCCACCGCCTCGATGAGACGGAGCACTCCGTCTTCCGGCCCGTTCTCGCTCTCCCAAGGAAATTGGATCCATGGAAGGTTCTTGTCGGCGCCCTGCTTGTCCACCAGAGCGACGAATGGAATCGGCCGACCCTTGGAGTCTTTGTACTCCGTGTAGTGCTGTCGGGTCTTCCCGGAATCGATGATGTCATCGAGGATCACATCCGCGGCGTGAGGATGCGCTACCGGTCTCAGTTGGAACGGGAAGCTGACATCGCTCATCAGACCTATCAAAGCACAGACACCACCACGAGGCACAGCGAACACCCTGATCGGGCTGAACGGAGCGCCTCCTGAGAAAGGAGCGAGCGCCACCTTGCCGCGTTGGGTGCAGTCGGACTGCGACAGCTTGAGAACAATGCTCATTCGGTCTCCTTGGTAAAGACGTAGATCACTGGATGCCCTTTTCATTCTTCATGCGCCGCCGGCCTCGTGCGTTGGGTCTGCTCATCACCGGTACGTATCGAGGCAACTTCTCCAGCTCCGGAGTGGTCGGAGTGTCATGCTTATGGATGCGTGCTACCTCTTTAGCGTGGCATTCCGGGCACAGAATGCTAGCTATCGAGCCAGTCTCGGTCGGGCATTTATAGCATCTCATGGCAAGCCGACGATCTTGTGGATCTGGGCGCAGAAAGTGTAGCCGAACTGCTGGCAGCTGTCAATCGCCGCCTGAGTGTTCCTGCGATTCTTCTCAGGATCGGCTTCGTCGCAGGGTTGCACGTAGATCCGCACCTTGGGCCCAGTCGGAACCCGATACGGACGGAGACCGTTGAGAAGAGCGGAGAGAGGAAGCCCATCTGTCGGATCAATCTGATCCGCTTCCACCACATACTTGTAGTGGGTGATGCGCTTCTCCATCTCCGCGTGAATGAGAGGAGTCTTGGGCGAGCACACCAGCGTCACATCTCTCCACCAGTGCTCCATGCTTTTGTCGAAAACCGTGCCGTTGGTCTCGAACTGCACTCGATAGCCCTCGAAGATCAGCGCCCTGACGAACGGCCCGCATGACTGGCGGAACGGTTCGCCGCCGGTGATGACCACCAGACCGAGCTCTCGGTACTTCGGCCTCGATGCCGGACCGACGCGGCGGATCTCCTTCATGAGATCGGAGACCGTCATCAGCTTGCGACCGTTGGTGTAGTTGGTGTCGCAGGCCGGGCACTGCAAGTTGCAGCCAGCGAGGCGAACGAAGACTGCCGGCACTCCGGCGAACGGTCCTTCTCCTTGGATGGTCGGGAACACCTCCACCACATCGAGAGCTCCCGCTCTCGCTTCAGAGGTGTGATCCGGTACGACCTTTTCGGGCTGTTGCACGTTGAGTGAGATCACTTTCTGCATCCTTCGCGTTAGGGTGGTAGGTCGTGAACTGCTGCTTTACTCGCCGGAGTAGTCAGCCCAGCAGTTGGGGGTCTCGTAGATCCTGCAGTGAACGACTTTCATGGGGCGTGGGAGCAGGTTGCTCGCGACATTGAACAGGATCTGCACCATGTTCTCCGCGGTCGGATTGCCAGCGAGCATGATGTAGGGCTTCTTACCGCCCCACACAGATGACTCCGGCGACACATCGAGCAGAGGGTCGGCCTCGTGGAGCAGGATGTTGTGGTCCCACTGGGTATCGATCCACCCTCCAATGATGGACTTGAGCTCCGAGAAGTCGATCACCCTGCCAATCATGTCCAGCTCGGGCGCCTCGACCGTGACCTCTGCCACGTAGCGATGCCCGTGCAGATGGCGGCACTTGCCCTCATGTCCAAGCACCCGATGGCCGGAATCCCACTCGAACTTGCGAGTGATCCGCATTATGACCTCTTGATGAAGTATCGGAAGAGAAGGAGTGACCACACGAAGCCTCCGACGATCTTCGTAGCGGCCTGTACAAGTACTAGCGAGTCATCGACGTGATCAAACGCGATCGCTGCAAAGACGATCGAGTCGGTGAACGCCGCGATGATGGTCGCTGCATTGATGCGGAACACTCTACCATATCGAATCATCATCTGGTAGGTCGCCGCGTCGATCACGCCAGTGATAGCGAAAGCCACCATGGACGCCGCAGCGATCCTAGATGATCCAATCGTGGTGACGAATGAGATCAGAGATCCAACAGCGATGAGCAGCAGCATCCGCGTTCTGAGCTTTGAAGATGTGCTGCTGATCTGCCATCGATCTTGGAGAAGATCCCGGACCACCAGATCCATCGGGATCAGAAAGAAGGCTGTGAACGGGAGTGCGGGCTGTCCGAAGGCTGTGACAAGCCCATTGGCGAGCACGATGCCACCGACATAGACTGCGATGAGCATCCCGTCAATGAGTCGCGTTCGCTGACGGGTCGGAGTGTCCATCACGTTCATCGGATATCACCCAGTAGGTTGTGTCGAAGCCCTGACGCGTCAGAAGATTGACAACGCTGTCGAGGTGGGTGTTCCACACCACTGTTGTGTACTGCTCGTTGGGCACTGTAGCTCTCTGAGACTCCTTGACGAATTCGAGGAACCACAGAGTACCGTCAGTGATCCCAGTTGGCTCACGACCGATCACGAATCTCTTGCGATCTGGTCCTCGACCACGGCCCCCACGCCTGCGTGGGCCTCTTGGAGACTCTGTGCTCATCACTTCTCCTCGACTACTGCACCGTTTTCACCGTCTTCCGACACTTCGCATCGGCAGAGGCCGAGATGCGTAGCGAGGTGAATGGCCCACATTTCGCAGCTCCAGCGCTTTGTATCAACTGTCTCCAACGTCTGGGCCACCAGCTTTTCACCGGCTTTCTTGAGAGTGATGAATTCGACGTCCCGGTCGTTGTGTGAGACCTGCTGCTCCATCCTCACATGGAAGATGTGTCGATGTAGGTCTCGGAGGTACTTCACATCCTCCGGAGCGTGCTGCCAGTGATGGAATCCCTCGAACTGGAAAGTCGCGAAGACTCTTGATCGGTACCGGTCGCTGGGAAGTTGGACTTGCATAGGTCGAGCCCGTTGAGGACGGTCTGGTGATTCTGCATGTTCCGCTCGTTCATCCCTGCTTGAACGGCGACGCACTTCATCGACTGATTCCATGTTACGGAGTCGCCGAGGATGTACACATACTTCTCCGAGAATCCGGAGACAGGACGGAGAGCAGACCGCTCTCTCCACCCTTGCGGCCATCGTACTGCCGCTAACCAACTTGAAGAATCCATGGACTCCATCGGATAGGCGTTCGCCCACTCGTTCGGAGTCATTCCGAGCAGGTGGATCCAGAGATTCGGATATGCCTGCTTACGAGCGTGAATGGTCGCCATGATCCGGAGACGGACGTAGCGACTGGCTTGGACGATGTTCCCAACGCAGATGCGGTCGTACTTGGACGCCAGCTCATCGAAGTAGTCCCACCCATCATTCAGCGGGTGATATACCGGAATCGGTCGCAGACCCATCCCTTCCAGCTTGGCTCGAGTGATCCGCTTCTGTTCCGTTCCGCCCGCATCGATCTCCACATAGCCCCACAACCGATCCTCGTAGGTGGTCACGAGGCGGATGTACCGGTCGAACAGATCTTGGAACCCATCGAGCGAGTCGATAGGGGTCTTGAGAGCCTCGTCGTGGGTGATGCCGTGGCGCTTGGCGTGACGGGATGCGAGAGAGAACACACCGGAGTCGAGGAACACAAGACCCGGCTCGTTCACCATCCCATCGAAGAACTCGGCGTAGACGTCTTGCAGCTCATTCACTGCAATCAGTCGGTTGTAGTTGTAGGTCTTTCCCTCGGAGAACTTGAACGTCGAGGGGTTGCTGGCGATGAAGTACAAGTGCTTCTTTTGAGGGTCGTACTTGCCCCCGCCAGTCCTACCGACGGGGAGCTTTTGCTTGTATTTCGACATCAGAGTCTCAGGAGTTTGAGGTCATGAATTGAGATCCACTCGGTACCACGCCGAGGATCATCGTTCTTGATGCGTGCTGTATAGTTCGCTCGATTGACGGCGAGGACCAATCCGGTCTGGTACCCATGCCGAGGATCAAGCCACTGCACTCGTCTCGTCGGTTGTGGAGCAGATGACACTGTCTTCTCCATGGATCGCTTTGTAGTTGTCGAGAATGTGACCCGCGATGTAGTAGTCCGGCTGAACGAGCAGCATCGGGTTTGCATCTGCTCCCTGAGTGAGAAGCAGCAGCGGGCCCGGATACGGACAAAAGCTCAGCTTCGACTGCTCGAGCGCCGCGTTTTCTGCCTCAGTGTTGAGGAGCGGCAGCCAGATGTCAAGATCTCCGACCACATCCGCGATCACCAGCTTGTGCATGCCGATCGAGTACACCTCTCCGTGCTGCACCTTGGTCTGAGGTTCGGCGATGGTGACCTTGAGCTTCATTAGGAGCTCTGCGTCACCGGGAGCCTGCTCTTCTTCCTTGCTCTCGTCTTCGATGCCCTCGGGCAGATCGACTTCGAGCTTGCCGGTGAAGGTGCTCCAGTCCGTTCTGAGAGCGACCAGCTCGTCGAGGCTCCACCCGACCGCTCCGTACCCTTCTTCCGCTTGGTACAGAGAGTCGAGTCGATGCACGACTTCCATGTCCCACGCTGCCAGCTCTGCCGTGCGATTATCGGCCAGTCCGTAGCCCGCTGCCATCGCGTCATCCATGTCGACAAACGACACCGCAATCTTCGTCCACCCGAGCTTCTTCGCTGCCTCGAGGCGACCATTGCCAGCGAGCACAACCCGGTTGGACTTGCGAGCAACGATGGCAGTCGTCTGGCCGTAAAGCGCCAGCGAGTCCATGATCGCTTCCATGTTTCGCTCCGGATGCAGACGTGCATTGTCCGGGTCTGGAGTCAGCGAGTCGATATCGACGATCAGAGCCTCGAGGTCGGGGTGGATCTTGTTGATCACACTCCGATCGATCTTCTGCGTAACGATGGACTCTTTCAGCTTCTCAGCACCTGCTGGGAGCTTC